ACGATTTGCCCCTAGGGAGATGCGTTCCATCTGGTTTCCCCTCCTTCTCGCGCCCGATTGCCTTAAAAGGCCTTGCTCGGGCGGTTGGTTGTTTGCGGGTTTGACTCTTCGGCTCGTCCGAAACGGGGCCAAGGGTCGGTGTCTCCATCGTTGGAGAGAAGTATACAACCGCCAGTTGCCATTTACAATACAAAAGTTGTCATGGAGAGCAAAAAAAATTCGGTTAGCTGATTTTTTTTCGGGGGCGCATTGCCTGGACTTGTTCGATTATCTCGGAGAGAAAACGGTAGGTAGCGCGGTAGAAGTCTATCGCAGTTATTTCATTCTCTTTATAGGCATCCCATTCGGGAGGAAATGCAGGGCGCTTAAAATCAAGCCCAAGTGAGTGCGCGGCCTGGGCGAAAATGAATGAAGCCTTTTCTGGAGAGCCTTCGGGATAAAATGTTTGACCGATTGGTGGATCTGGATCGTCCGTTCGGCTCATGAGGAATTCCGGAGTTGTGTGCAGGCTGGCAGCTAGATTTAACAAGTTATTCCCTCGCCCCAGCGATGCACCGGTCATATACTTTTGAACAGCCTGATAGGTAACGCCCATTTTATCGGCTAGGGCTCTCTGCGTCAAGCCCAAGGTTCTCATCCTGGCAGTAACTCTTTTCCCAAAATGTTCTCTCATTTCGGCATCGTCCATAATGCGCAAAGTTGCACACCTGAGCTTTGTGCGACAAGCCAAAAAAAGTTGTTGCTCATAGCAACCGGTGGTTGTAGAATTACACTTGGAGGTAGTCATGAAAGAACTTCTCACCACAAAAACAATCTCGGAGAAAACTGGGTTTAGCCGCCAGCATATCGACTTCATTTTAAACCGGGCCAGGGCGCCTTCGTTGGCGGCGGCGGTGAAGTTGGAAGACGCAACCGGAGTCAACAGGCTGGCATGGCTCTTTCCAGACGAGCACGAAAATCCGTACATGAGAAAGAAAGTCGTCAATGACTCCGACTAGGGTACAAGGGGCGGAATCACAATGATGTTTACAATATAAAGGCTTGCCAGGGCGATGCACGGCAATCCGCCTATAGATTCAGAAAAGTAGAGATAAATTAAGAAAGCTGCTGCGGCCAGATCGCAGAGCGCAACGATGGATCTGAGAGTTTTTATCATGTAAGGGCTCCTCATGGGTTGGTTTAAGGGCTCAACCTTATGAGTATCGGAGCAAAAGTCAAATAAAAAGGGGATCGGGGGCATTTCACATCTTTCGAGTGGTCCGGGGGAGGCCGCTTGATATTCATCACACTTAATCCATCCACATGACAATTTAGAGAAGCCGGGCGCACGCGGGGGTATGCCGGGGTTGGCAACGTGCGCCCTGGCGGGGGAAGGGCTTTATGGCTCCAAAGAACTCTATAGGGAATGAACCTGTTTCCACGACTATACCTACCTGGCTCGTTAAAAAAATCGACCGTTTAGCTTTAGAGCAGCACATTGATCGGGCCGCATGGTTACGTCGCGCCGTCCACAAGCAATTTCTTTTAGAGCAGGATCGGCCCGAAATATGGGCGCTATTCTCAGGCGAGTCTGAATGAATTGTCAAATCGGTAGATATTTTAAAAATATGACGTTTTTAGGCATACCAAAATTTTGGTTCTAGCGCTGGAGGGGGGCGTAATGGGTGAGAGGCGGGTAGTTAAGCCGTGCGAGTCGTGCGGGAGAATGTTCCAGGCGGCCAAGGAGAAGACAAGGTTCTGCCCGAAATGCGCTATCAAAATCACAACTGCCGCTGGGGGCAAATGGAAGGAAAATTTGCCGAAGTGTCCGATTTGCGGACGAGGCATTAAAAACCTGAACGAAACCGGCCTTTGTTACCGCTGCAAAATCTCCAAATTTGGCAGGCCCAGGGTCGAAGTTATCTGTCCTAAGTGCGGAAATGCAAGGCTCCTGCGCAAAAACTCCGTGCTGCAGAACGGCTTCCAGCCGCTTTGCGAGAAGTGCAGACCGATTCCGCGAGTGGTGATTAAGCCGAAAAAAGACAGGATACAAAAACCCCTCAAATTGTTCTCAGATTTAACGAATTTAACGAATGTTCTTCATATCGGCGGCTGTACGCTCGTACCAGCATGGCACGGGCGCTGCCGACACTTTCTCGGTTGCATTAGGGGTTCTCATGCCGGGTTGTACGTGGACCGGGCAAACGATTGCGCCTGGCAAGTCGCAAAGCTCAATTGGCCGGGGTTCAAAACGCTTGGCAAATGTTACCCGATTTACGCGCCGGATTCCTTGTCGCTACTCACGGACGACCGGCCGAGTTGTCAGGCGCTATGTCTTGAAGTGTGAAGGAGGGGCATGTGATGAAATGGGGCGAAGGGTTTGAGGGGAAATTACTAGCAATTATGGAAGAGTTCAAAAGCCATCCGGATGAATCTACACAATACATCAGAATGATTAAGAAGCTTATCTTCAGCGAATTGTACCTCAACTGGTAAGGCGTGTCGGAGGGGGGCGTCTTTATGAATGATTCTATTCTTTCCAGGATGGAAACCATTCTCGACACAATGCGAGTGTACTGTGACCAGGTTCGGCTCGATCTGCGGATGGCAATGCACGTGCGCAGGCAGATGGTAAATCTTTTCGATACTTGGCTGAAAGAAAAAGACGACAGCAGGCGCAGGGTCGCGCTTGAAGCACTTAAAAATCGTGCCGAAAAAGAAGTGGGGCCTTGGTTTTGGCGCAGGCGGAAAGGCGTCAGCTTAGAGGATGATTTAAAAGCCCGTGTATCTCAGCTTAAAGATATGGGGTATGACCTTGACCGGCAGTGGGACTTAACGCTTGAAGCTCTGACCGACTGGACAGGCGAGGCCGACGAGGAACTTCTAAAGAAGATATTCTTGGAGGCCCACAATGCCAGCGCCAAATGATGTTAAATCTGAAGTTCGAAACAGGGCGACAACGGTTACAAGGGCGACAACGGTTACATTGGATACAGAGGGCGACAGAGGGCGACAGAGGGCGACAGAAGGGCGACAGAGGGCGACAGAGGCGACAGAGCTTTTTGAGGCCAATATCCGGGGGCTGATCCGCGAGTGGGTAGAGGAAAGTCCAGGGAAATTCAACACTTCCGATGTTGACCGCGAACTAGGCTTAACTTCGAGAATAGCTAAACAGAACAGGTCAAAGTGTTTGTCTGTCTTGGTTTCCGAGGGATTGATTGAGCGAGATTTTAACCGCCGTGGCGTTTTCCGCAAGAAAGACAATGCCTTAGTAGAAATGGACATACTTGGGGCCAAATCCCGCGAACTGCCTATTGACCTACCATTCGGACTATCTAAGTTCGTGGAAATAAACGAAAAAGAGATCATTCTTTTTATGGGGGAAACCAACTCTGGGAAGACGTGCGTAATCTTTAATATGATATGGTCTTCGCTTAAGATGTTGAAATCAGAAGGGTTTTTGAAAGAAAAATGCAATCTCGCCCTAAATCCCGACCCTAATTCCCCCCCCTTAAACCCCCCTACAAATACAAAAGCATTAAAAACAACTGACTATTTAAACATTAAAAGCAAAGAAGATGCCAACGGCCTGCTCGGTCTGCGCTATTTTTCCTCAGAAATGGGGCCGACGGGTGTGAGAAAGAAATTAGAAGCATTTGGACCGGATTATCCAATGACTGAATGGATCAAATATGTGTGCTCCATCGAGCGCAACCGGGACTTTCAGGACGTGATCGACCCGCGCGGCCTAAACTTCATTGATTACCTCGAAGTCTTCGACGGCGAGTATTTTAAGCTTTCTTCCAACATAACAGCCATTCACGCGGCCCTTGAAACCGGGATCGCCGTAATTGCTTTGCAAAAACGAGCGGGGACCGACATAGGCCGGGGCGGTGAGGCAACCTTAGAGAAGCCGCGCCTTGCGATAGCTCTGTCTGAAAATAAAGAAAAGGGGTACTCGACCGCAAAGATTGTCAAGGCAAAGCACTACCGAGATAAGAATCCGGTCGGAATGGAAAAAGATTTCATAGTTCGCCGGCACGGGACAAAAATTATAGAAGTCTCCGAGTGGGGTTACGCCTCTGAGCATCAAGTGAGACGCAATACAACTCCATATCACGACCTTTATCTGGACAGGTACTAAACATGGCTGATTTCTTTTTAAAGGGCTTTGTGGGGGCGATTCCTGAGATGAAAGAAGTTCGAGGAATCCCAGTCGCGGAGTTCATCGTTCAGATTAACGGGGGGAAAACAGATAACCCTAAGAAAATATGGGTGAAGTGTTCCGCCTGGCACGACCTGGCCGAGCTTGTGAAGACTCATGTTTTCCAAGGCGATTTAGTGGGAATCAACGGGCGAATATTCAATGTGGATGCCTGGATTGACAAAAAGGGAAAGCCACAAGGCACTGTAGAAATTCGGGCCGACGAAATATCTAAGAGTTTAAAACCTGGAATGTTCAAAAACATCAAAGAGTTCAGGAATCCCGGTTACGAGCGTCTTCCCGGGCACCCGGGGGAGGAAGAGGATTCGATTCCGTTTTAGTAAACATTTGATGCGATGATTGTAAACTTTTGAGTGGGGGATTGTAAACATTGGGCCGTTTTGAAGGGAGATAAAGAGATGATTTGTCAATCGTGCGGTAAGGAAGGTGCGGAACGCAGGAGACAGAGGACTGCCTATGTTGATGATGCTCTTAATTGGGCTACGCTCTGTCCCGAATGCCAGGATGAAGCTGAAGAATACTGGCGAGAACAATGGAACGATTATTACAACAACTGCATGTAACGTCGATGCTTCTTTGGCCTGATTTTATAGTCCTGCTGGGCTTTTTCGCGGCGGTTTGTTTGCTGTGCTGGATTGCGTACAGAATAGGGGGGAAGTGATGAGTGAGGATGAAAAACAGGAAATCACTAATCGTTTGGAGCAAATTGAAGAGAATTATAAAAAAAGGAGATTCCTTTTTGACGATGAAATGACGTACCGAAAGCACGTCAAGATTTTGCTTCAGGAAATCGAACGGCTCGCTACCCAGTCGCCCAAACGTGCGAAACCAAAGCCTGTGAACCAAGAGCGCGACGAGTGGTCGGACAAGCAAGACGCCGAAAAACACGAGGCCGATAGATTTGCCGAGGTAATCGGGGATTAAGGAGGGGCAATATGAAAATCATCCTGCCGTTGGCGATTTGGTATCCGAGGAAGACGATGGAAGATAAGCTCATTCCCATAAATATGAACTGGTATCGCAACGCGCACCATCAGGTCAGCAATAAGGTCAAAGAGCTTTTTAAAGCGCACGTTCAAGCGGCGCTCACGGCGGTTTGTTTTCAACAGCCAATGCCAGTTAAGGGTGTCCAATATCGTTTGTCGTACACCTTGTTTTTCGAAACAAACCGAGCTGCCGATGTGATGAATTTTGGAGCCGCAATAGATAAATTCACCTGCGATGCGCTCAAGGAATTGGGTGTAATCAAGGACGACAATTTTAAAATCTTGCCGGGATTCCGGTTCGACTTCGGTGGGATCGACAAAGAGAACCCCCGTTGCGAATTGACCATTGAGGCGATTTAGGGGCCACAACGTGCCACAATACCCTTTAAATCAATTTTAACCGCGAAACCGATAAAATATACGTCCGGAGAATTTTGATGCGGGATTTATCAAAAAAAGACACTGTAGCTTAGCGGCGGGAAGAAATTTGAGGGGAGGTGATGCCAGTGCAATGTACCTGCAATGTGCCGTGGGCTGGAACTTGCAAACCGCCTTGTCCGGTACACCCGGCAAGTATGTGATTCCATTATGGGAGGGAGGTGATAAATGACCGAGGATGAACGCGAGGAAATGGAACAGTGCAGCTTGGCATGAAGTGGAGAAGAGTTGGGACACTGTGCAATAAATGTATCCCCGTTAAACTCATCAAGCCGCCCTCAAAAAAAAGAGGAACGGCCTGATCATAGAAGCGGGGTCTCTTTGAAAACTGAATCAGCAAGGCTAGTCGAATTTTCCCACGGCTGTTTTGAGGTCGTCGAGCGTTATGTGTTTTGCGAGAGCATAGGCCAAGAGTAGGTTGATAAGCTGATTCTGGCTTATCCTCGAGTCATGCGCTCGTTCACGGATCATTTCGTAGATGCTATCGGGCAGTCTGAGTTCGGTGCGTTTCATGGGTTAGTCTCCTTCACTCGCGGCATGAATGCACGTCGCGTTGATGGCTTCCAGATACTCCTGTGGGTCATTTCTCTGGAGAGCATCAGAGATTTTAGTTTCGATGTTTTCTGCTTCCAACCACTTTTCCGGCACATCGGCTTCGAGCAGGAAGAAAAAGCAGTCTCTGGCCATCTCGTTTGCGGTAATGCCATCCAAGGGGGCTTCAATCCAGCGTCCTGCTTCGGCGCTGATAAGGCGGATTCCATCTTCGTTTCGGTCTGTGCTAATCCCGAGGGCTGTCAGTTGCATGGTTTTCTCCTTTTTGGTTGGGGTTCTTTGCCTTGTTGATTACAAGATAATGGCATAATGGTATAATGTCAATAAGAGAATTGTAAAGAATTGTAAAGCTTGGAATGAGATGGGGATAAGGGGCTATGGACAGCACAGCGCTTTCGGGGAGAAAACAGATACAGGCGTACATGGGGCGGTCCTGGGAGACTCTTCTTAAGTGGCGGCAGGATCTAGCATTTCCCATGGCGATGATCGGGGACCGGTGGGAGAGTGATACGCGGCTTATTGAGCTGTGGCGGCGTGGACAGATTAAAAAGGCTGTGGAGGAATGAGAGCGAGGGGGCGAAGGCCCCCTACGCGTGGGGTGGGTTAGTTATAATATTGATTTCCGCATGGCGGGTTTGACAATCCAGCAGTATGTAGTACCCTATATCCGCTATGGGACAGCCATTACAACCAATAACAGATCAGATTATCATCGACGGCCTGGCAGCCGGACATACCCAAGGATTTATTGCACAGCAGGCAGGAGTATCCCGCCGAGTGGTCAACGAAAGAGCGAAACGGTTGCGCCCATTGGCTGAAGCCGCCGCCCTCGACTATTTCGAGCGCATGATCCCAAAATCCACTGAAATCAATATAGCCTGCGTTGATTCCGCGAAAACAATCTATGCCACTGTGCCACCAATCGAACAATCAGCCCATGCTCCACTCCTCAACCAAGCCCACAAAATAGCCGATAGAGTCCTGCAATCGGTGGGCATCGCTCCCTCGCTCGCGCCGAGTGTGGTTGTGCAGCAGTTCATTCAGGTCAATGCCACCGCAATCCTATCGCCCCAACTCGCCGGCCTGTTCAATCCCGAGAGCTTGGCAGCCATTCAGGACCAGGCCGAGGAAGCCGAGTGGACGGATCTGGAGGGTGACGCGGATTAGCCACCAGTATACTTGTGCCTAAATTCACGGAATTAAGAACCTGATAATATAACTTATGTAAACTAACGACCCGCCACCAGAGCCAATCTACAGGCGTATACCCAATTTGCTACCCCATGGCCTACCCTGCCAAGTGAGCGTATGAGCGCCCATGGATGCCCATGGGTCCATGCTCTAGCGCGAGCGTTAGCCCTTAGATGGTGTGGTCTGCGCCGAGAGGGTGGGAGGGGGAGCGGACCCCGGTGTCCCGGCTCTACAGCGTTTTCGCAGAACTCACCCACACACACCCACGCATTTGCGGGTTTAATTCAGCTTTCCCTTCTTAATACTTCTTTCTTATTAAGTGGGGGCGTTTTTGTCACCACAACTTTGTCACTTCAGGAACGGTTCTGAGGTGACAGAGGTGTCACTTCACTCAGTGGGTGGCAAGATGGTGTAAGCGGTCGGTCCTTTTGGCCCTTGCCTGTTTGTATCAATGAGACCTCTTTCTTTAAGCTGCTTTCTCGACCGTTTAATTGTTCGTGGTTCCAGCCCCGTTTCATTAATTAGTTGCCAATCCCGTTGTGTGAAGGTGCCTGGTTTACCGTTGCAGTACCAGTTTTGAAGGCGGGTGAGATGGAAGTACAAGATTTGGGAAGAGTAAGTAAGGCTTCGGAAGTTATTCGAATCTATGATGTTGTGATGGGTCTTGAAGTACGCTTTTTTTGAAGGTCTTTTCTTTTCCATGGTGCCTCCTGAACAGGCTATGAAGTTATGCCTGGCGGGGGACCGTTCAGGAGTCCCCCCTTTCGTCCGTCGAACCAGGCTAAAGTTTTGTACGACTCCCCGTTATTATCTCAAGAAACGGTAAAAAGCGCAATAGTGGTGAATTTTACAAGTCAATGGATTAGGGGTAAAATAGACACTCAAGAGGGGCAACGCATAGATGGATTTTCAAAAGCGGGGGAGGAATAGGGACGATGAATGCTAAAGAAAAGGGAATGAAGCGGAAAAACATCTGGCTTACGAGTTACCAAGTAGAAATTTTAGAGGAAGAAAAGGAACGAACGGGGGAGTCGATTTCTTTTCTAGTAAGACATGCGGTGAATGGATTCGTTGAAAGCCGAAAGAATGCTAATCGTTTACTGGAGTTTCGCGCTCGTTGACATCACTTCATTAGTCTGTTGCAATACTCACGAACGCTCAACTCATCCTCCTTTCTGGTGGCCCCTGATGCCGCACCCCGCCAGGGGCCTTGAACTGCCAGCTTGGGATTACGCCCCGAGTTGGCGAAGCTGGCTAATAGGGTATTTGATTTGACTGGATTGAGTGGCGGAAGGGGTAGACGCTGGTACTGAAAGAAGGTGGACGGGTGAGGGCTCGCCCGAATGTGAGTGTCAATGGTCTGTATTGCCGGAGAGTAATAAGCGGAAGGCGAAAGTCTGGTGGCATGACCGAAAGGGCCAGGGGTTGAATAAACCCGAATTACCATAAATAGCCTAGCGGGGAAGACCGCAAGCTAACTCGTAAAAGCGAGAATGGCGGACAAAAGAAGCCCTAAACTCTCATAAACGGTAAGGTGCAGAGGCTCAGAAGGCCACATCATGCAGGGTTCGATTCCCTGCCTCAATCCAGTTACTTGCTTTTCACGATGGCGCTTGGGGGGGGCCGCCATTGCCTGACTTAAAACTTCTGAAGTTTCCCAAGCGCAAACTCCACAAGGTTGACCGGCCTTCAGAACTGAAAGCATTGCATTCTGATCTGCACAAAGCTATCGACAAGCACCGTGGAGATACGAGCTATGCTGCCGTGATTGGAGTTCTCGTGTCTGTCCAACAAGAGATTTTAGAAGAGTCCTATGAATGATGTCTGACACCAAAGTTCTTGGATTCGAACTCAAAGGCTACAGCACGAATCCCCAGCAGCCCGTTGTTGTGGGGGAGATAGCGCACCACTTTCTAAGCATTTGTCTCCCCACGGCTCCCGCAATCAATCTGTATATCCAGAACCACGCGCCCACTTCCCCACTGACCGGGGAGATGATCGTTTCCGCATCGGATAAGTTTGAACTTGGAAGCAATGGCATAGCGGTCATGGTTGCGATTTGCCAGGATGAGGGCATGTTAGGCTGTCTAGGCCGTGCTGCGAAAACTAAAAACGCTGGAAATGTTGGGAATGACGATCAGGGGCATACAAGAGAATTTGCGACCTGGCAGGCGGGCCTCGATGCGCTTGCCGAGTGCCTTTTTAAACGGAAGACATCAAACTAATGCGCGGTCAGCGAATGATACAAGCAAATATTATTGCCAACCGTAGAGTTGCCATGCGCCGACAATGGTGGGGACCTCACGATGATAATTTTTGGCAGAGAGAATTCAGGTTCTACCGTAAAACAAATGTACGCTGTTCTTGCTATACGTGCGGGAATCCACGCCGTCACTTTAGAGAGCTAACCATTCAAGAACGCAGGGCAATGTATGACCAACCATAAAGAGAGCGACCGCGACCGGCTCTGTCACGGCATCCGAAACCCTATCCAGTGCATCAGGCACATTCACAAGCTCATGCTGGAATCTATCAACAATCGAGGCAACATATCGAAGATTCAGTTGTTTGACCTCGAAAGCCAGATAGAGCGATTGGAGAAGGCATTGGAAGACCAGAGCGAGGCTCCTTTGGAGCAGCAGGAGCAGGGTGAATGCCTGAAGGAGTCGTAGCGGGTCTTATCAGCGGGGGCATAACCCTTGTGGGCAGTCTCGGGGCAATGTTCATCTGGTTCGGGTATCACAAACGGCGGCACGAAGACGGCGAAAAAACAGTGAGCAACATAGAGGATCGGCTCCTGGAACTCGAAACGGCGCACAACGCAAGAACTGCTAACTGCCCGATAAAAGTCGTTGAGACAAGACAAGTCATGGTCCTTGAGTGCATAAGCGATTTCAGGGACGAACTTAAAAGCCTCGGGACAAAAGTTGATAGGATGCTCGGCTTTCTCGAAGCTAGAGACCATTCAAATCTAAATATCAATAAGTAAGGCAAGGAGAGAAGGTAATGCGGTTTAAACTCGGTAAGCATAAATTCGACCCGAAGAAAATCAAGAATGCCCTCCGGTTTTCGAACTGGATGACCGATCAGACGATCACCCCTCCGGGAATATTTGATTCGCTTTCAAATGTCTACTCCAGCCTGGGAATTTCAGATCCAAAGGTTCTTTTCCCGATGGATGGAAACGATCAGTATGGTTGCTGCGTAATGGCAATGTACGGGCATGGGAAAACGGTCTACAGCGGTTTAATCGGCCAAAAGGTAATCCCAGCCGCCGCAGATGTAATCAATGCCTATTTCAAACTTTCAGGCGGTCAGGACAACGGTCTGAACATGTACGACACGCTTCAATATGCGGCGAAAAACGGTTTACTCGGCGAGAAGCCGCCCGCTTTTGTCTACATTGACCCGTCCAACGAACTGCATGTGAGGCTTGGCATTTACCTTTTTGGCGGACTCATGACTGGAATTCAAGTCGATGACCAGATGGAATCGCAGTTTGATGCAAGAAAACCGTGGGATGGTTCAGGAACCCAAATTATCGGCGGTCACGGTATCTTTACCGGGGCCTATGGACCCTACAAGGTTTTGACCTGGGGAGACGTTCAGGAAGTAACCGATCCATGCTGGGCAAATAGAGTTGACGAATGCTACGGCGTCCTGCCGCAAGAGGCAGTTGCCAACCCCGCGAAGTTTGCAAGCGCGACGGGGTTGAGTGTACAGCAGATGATGGCGGACCTTCAGGCAATAGCCGATCAGGAGTAATCATGGCAATCGACAACTGGCCTGATAAAGCGTGTGACTGTGCGAATTGGAAAGCTGGGACCGACCAGCTTTATGCAGTGGCAAAAGAAGCCTACCTGCACGGTGTTCACTATCTCGGGCCGGTCATGGTCTATTGCCCGTGGTGTGGGAAGGAACTGAAATAATGGACACCGACGATCATCTCGATGAAGCCCGATGCTGTGGGAACTGCCATTTCTGGGCCTGCTTTAATCAAAGCGTAATCGGCCAGTGCAATAGGTTCCCGCCAACGGCTGCTTTTACCGCCTTTATGGACTCAGAGGGCAGGCGTTGTATGCACCCGGAGAAGGCTAAGTTCCCAACTACGGTCGAACTGGATTGGTGTGGTGAGTGGCGTAAAAAACATTCTAAGAGGGGGGAAAAGAAATGAAACTATTCTACGGTAAGTTCCCTCCTGTGGTTGTGGGAACCATCGAGTATCTTCACACCGTTGAGTTCTGCTGCTATCAAGCCACATGCGCCACAGTGTACGCTTTTAAGCTCCGGCCAGCCGCGATATACGGGAAGCCCTCGTTTTTCATGGGGGAAGCGATACAGAATTGCCCTTATTGTGGGGCTGAATTGACTCAGATATTAACATCGGAGGGGGAAAAGAAATGAAGTTCAAAAAACTGGGAGCACTGCTTGTTCTTATTCCGTTTATGTTCGTGGCTTGTTCGACTGTCACTACAGTCGTAACTCCTGCCGTCGCGCAGGCCGCAGGATACAGCCTTGGATATTACGGCTGGGCCTTTACGACTATGGCGCCCGTAAGCCAGCTTGCCATCAATGCGGCTTGCTCTCTTACTCCGAAAGCTGCTGTTGACCCGCAGGGCACTCTAGACAACTTACTAAACCTTTTCCAGCAGGACTGGACAGCGGCTTACAACGTCATGACCAACGGCACCTATAGCGTACTGATAAAGGGTGCCGCCCAAGTGGCCATAAACGAGATTAACGATGTGGTCGGCCAAATCAATGCGCTCGGCAGCAATTCTTCTTTGGTTTCACAGTACGCCGTTGCGATAGTGACCGGCATTTGTCAGGGTGTTGCGGCTGCACAGGGAAAGTCCGCGTCGATGCTGAAGGCCGAGTTACAGACCAATCTGACTTTCACGCAGAAGGTAGAAGCCTGGTACTGCTCGCACATCTACCCGCTCTTTAGTTGGCTATAAAGAAATGACCCACTGTCCATGCTACATCTGCAACTCGTTCTACGTGATCAACCATTACACATCATGTCGGGATGGTTGCGATATGTACAAGGATTGGATCAAGGAAAGACTTATGGGGGGACAACATGAACTGGCTGAAATCAGCGGCTCTTGAAAGCTGGCGAACAACGATTCTCGGTTTCGTTATGGCCGTAGGAATTGTGCTCCAACCCGTGCTCGCGGCTGGCCAGGTGCCGACTAAATCTCAGGTGCTCGCTGCCGTTTGCGTGGCGCTCGCGGGCCTTATAGCTGGGGACCATAAGACAGGGAATCAGAACCAGCCTCCGGCAGCGAGTTAATGGAAGGGATGGTTGAGATGCCAGCACTATCTAAGAAACAAAGGGAATTGATGGCAATCGCTGAACACAAGCCTGGGAAAGTCAAAAAAAAGAATCGTGGCGTACTCAAGATGAAAAAATCTCAATTGCACGACTTTGCCGCCACGAAAGAAAAGGGATTGCCCAAAAAGAAAAAGAAATCCTAACCCTGGGGGCTTTGTGAGTTGTCGAGATTTAAACGCGGGCAACATCTCATCGTTGATGGCTACGAATGCACCGGAGAACTCATGTCCGATGCAGTCGGCATTGTGCGCTGGCTCGATCTCCTGCCGGGGAAAGTCGGAATGCGCGTGCTCATGCCTGCAAAGATCAAACGAGACGAACCGCCCAAATGCCCCGAAATCAATGCGGGGATATCCGGATTCGTCATGCTTGCGGAAAGCCACGCCTCCGTTCACACATGGCCTGCAAGGAGAGAATTGCAGTTTGACCTTTACTCGTGCCGACCTTTTGATGTTGAACTCGTTACCGAGGATTTGGTTCGAGCTTTTGGAATCGGAAGTTTTGATGTGACAGTCGTTGAACGGAGAAAAAGACTGTAAATGAGCGCATCGTTTTACGTATACGGCGGGAACAATACGTCATTGACATCATTTTCCACAGACACGGGGAATGGAATAAATACCTATGAGCTGTGGGAAGGAGTGGCGCTCCCTGCTTGCAGTCTAAGTAAACTCGGCGCTCAGGTAAAAAACGGGAGCACTAGCGGTACACACATCAAGATTGCGCTCTATAACAGTGCAGGCAATCTTGTAACCGGTTCAAGCGGGACAATATCTCCGCCCTCCCTTGCCAGCTTCACCTGGGAGGAAGTTTCGATCACTCCTATAAATCTTACCGCGGGGATTTATTACATTGCCTGCCAGTTCAGCAGCGCCAGTCTTGACATAGCTTCTCAGGTCAATCCGGTTAATCCTGTAAATGGTTGGTACGCCAGTGCGACGTATGCTAATTTCCCCCCATCGTCATTACCATCTGGAACGGGCGGAAGCCAAATAGCCCTCGGTGTTTATATAACCGTTCCCCACGATTATTCGACCTTATTCCCCGCAACTGAAAATCCTATTTCCGAGTCCGGCAACTGGACGAACTGCACGGCGGGCAGCACAAACCTGGCAACTTCCGGCGGCTTTTGCTACGGCATAAACAGCCCACCGGGGAACGTAAATGACGAGGTGGCGACCCTTACAAATGGATTATGGCCCGTCACTCAATTCGTCCAGGCGCAGGTAAGCATTCCGGGCGCGACCTACACGGCTGATTATCCCGAAGTAGAGCTACATTTGATGATGACCAATACCCCCTCGGCTTATTCCGGCTATGAGATCAGCTTCAGCGTCGGCCAGGGGGCGAGCAGCTATATGCTGATTGTCCGGCTAAACGGGCTTTCGGCAAGCCCGGGCTTCACCACTCTTTCGAACCCGACCGGCAACGCCGAGTACGGCGTCGTGGACGGTGACGTGATCACCGCCTGGATCGACAGCTCGAACTACATTTATGCCGTAAAAAACAGCGTCCTGATAGCAAGCGTACAGGACACGGGTTCGGGCGGATACGGACCTTGGACCTCGGGGCAGCCGGGCCTTGGCTTTAATTACGCTCCGTCTAGCGGCAGCGGAACCGGGGCGCACACCGCCTACGGAGTCTCATCTTTCCTGGCTGTTTCGGCGGCGTCCATATTTTCCAGACGGGGCTTTGGACCGAAGATTGGATCGAGACAGGAGATCAACTTCTAATGGCAGATGCCCATATCCACTTCATTGATGCTCCCATTTTCAAGTATACCCTCGCCACTCGCGGCGAAGACGGATTTATGTACCGTAAAGATTTACAGGCTGGTGATGCAAATTGGCAGGATTATGAAGAACAGAATGCCATCATACTGATGTTTTCTTGCCCATGTGGTTGCGGATCACTTCACATGATTCATGTCTACACGACCGATACGGATAACACTCCAAAAGGCTATGGCAATGGGTGGAAATGGAACGGAGACAGGGAGAAACCGACTCTTTCACCGAGTCTTCAAATAAACTCGGCCTGTCGCTGGCATGGATATCTTACAAATGGTGTTTTCAAGAAATGCTGATTGGATAATAGGAGCTTTTTAAATGGCCTATCAAATCTTAAAATCTTCAACCGAATGTCCGCTCCTGTTCTTCATGGTGCAGAGTGCCGACCACTTGACGGCTCTCACCAGTGCGAGTCCGACCGTTACGATCAGTAAGAACGGGGGGTCTTTCGCATCTCCCTCCGGGGCTGTCACCGAGATTGCAAATGGCTGGTACAAAGTGGCCGGAAATGCGACCGATACCGGGACAGCCGGGCCTATTGCCCTTCATGCCACAGCGACTTCCGGAGACCCTTTTGACGGTATCGTTGCCGAGGTCGTCGCCTACGATCCGCAGGACTCCGTTCGAGGCGGCATGACTGCGCTTCCCAACGCGGCGGCCGGGGCATCAGGCGGACTGCCTTTGTCGGTTGATACGAGCGGCCGGGTCGATGTCCTCAAAATCAACGGCACCAGCCAGACCGCGCGGGACTTGGGGGCAAGCGTCTTGATCTCATCCGGTACTGGCACGGGGCAACTTTCCGTTACTTCCGGCGTGATAGATTCAAATGTTAAATCCATTAATTCCATTGCCGCCACATCAGTCACAACCGTAAGCGCCTATCAGGGCACTACTCAACCTGTCAACTTCACAGGAACGGGTGCTTCCGCACTGGCAAAAAGCGACGTTACGGATTGGAACGGGACGGCTGTTTCTTCTCCGGCAACCGCTGGGATTCCCGAAGTCAATGTCAAGAACATGAACAACGTGGCGGCAACCTCCATCACGACAGTTGGCGCCTATCAGGGAACCACTCAACCGATTAACTTCACCGGCACCGCAGGATCGGCCCTCGCCAAAGTCGATGTGACAGACATTGCCACGGCCGCAGTAGCAACTGGATCGGCTCAACTCGGTGTTAATGTGGTCAACATGGCAGGCTCCGCGCTTTCCACCACGGCAGCGCAAATCGGCGTAAATCTTATAAACATAGCGGGATCGGCGGTAAGCACTTCAACCGCTCAACTCGGCGTAAATGCCGTCTCCGTAGCGGCAGGGGCCATAAATAACGCCGCTTTCAATGCAGACGTGGCCACAGCAGGAAACACCATCCCGCTTGCTGCTTATGCCGCGCTTAATACGGCATTCACTGATGCGACGAGCCTCAACGCTAATAGCCTGCTTGACCGCCTGAGAACTTACGGCTGGATACTTAGAAACAAGATCGCCGTAACCGACGCGAACGGAAACACGGTGATTTATAAGGATGACTCGACCACCGCAGGTTTCACGGTGGCCGGGATGCTGACAGACGATTCCACCACGACAACCAGACTGAGGGCAGCATGAACCTAACTGAACTTTTAGCACCTTACAGTGAGCCGCAACCTGACGGCACGCCTCTCAGGACCGTCGAGGGGCAAGTGAAATGGTTGCTCTCAAAATCTATCCCGCGCTCCCACATCGATCAGGCCGTTCTTTCGGTCTACGACGAAATCGAGCGCGGAAAGACTTTTGCGAGCGGTGCAGACCTCGACCATTATCTGCTCGAAGTAGCGACGCACTTGCACAAGGTTGAGCTTACCGATTCAGTGGTAAAGCTCGAAGCCTTTTTTAACCAGCTTATGAAGACTCACAGGGATGCAGCGGCTTCCGAAATAATCGCAAAGATGCAGCGCCCTCTTAACTGGCTGCAACGGTTTGGAAGGTGGTTATTCAGGCTGTAAATGGGTCAGACAGTAATAAGTTCCATTGGAGTATCTTTTGACCTTTTCGGGAGCCTTATATTGCTTGCAATAATTGCATTTCAACCAGTCTGCATTCCCGCAAGCGTAATACGCATGGGCGCGCTGATGGATAAGCATGTGATAGGCATGATCTTCACATATTACCAAATCAGTAGGGCTATGATGATGTACTTCGGTTCCGTTGGGCAACGGTTTATCAAGGACTCTTTCTGCTATCAGAATGTGTTCTCGAACATAGCCATTGGTATTCGCTCTTGGATGATTCGGCATCCATACTCTGACACGATTGGGACGATCAGATTCTACATGCTTGCCTCCTTTCCAGTTTCGATGAGGCGATTGCGGATTGTGGCCACTGATAAATCTTACGGGTTCTCCTTTGATGTTTCCTCTCTCGGAACGAGTACATTTCGCCAATGCAGTCTTTTGCCCACACCCACATTGACAGCAACCGTAAGGGATTGTATTCTCGGACTCAGCCATGACTACTTACTCCCGCTAGTAAGAGGATTGGTTAGAGCCGTTGAGGTGTGCAACCACTTCACCGGCTCGTTCTTTTATACAACAGGCATGAACATTTTGCAAATAAGAAATGAGGGGAACTGTGGCTGTTAATTATATGGCAATGCTCTCTTGGGGCATGTACGGCGGTGCTACGGCTTCGCAGCGAGCAAACCTTTTTGCCAGTTGGGGACTGATGCAGTCTTTGATTTCCGCCGTTGTCACGATCTTTTTCAGGCGCACTTTCGGGCCGCGAACGGGAAGCCGGTCACTGGTGGGACTATGGCAGTAAATACAAAGGCATTTGTGGGATTCGGATTTTACGGGGCGGCAAACGCTGACCAGACGGCTAATCTTTATAGCTCCTGGGGGCTTATGACTTCCTTGCCGTCGTATCTCATACCGCCGTTTTTGCTAAGAAAAAGGAAACAGAATTGGTTAGATGCTTGTTCATTCTTTTATAAATAAGGGGAACGAAAATGGCCAATAACTTTAGCGCTCGTACATGGATAATTGATACTGCGGGAACGACTAGCAAATATACCGGGCCTGTGTATATCGGACGAATTTCATGGCACCCTACTGCTGCTGGCCAAAGTTTAGTTGTGGAAGACGGGCGTGGCAATATCCAGTGGCAAGTGACCTCGGTTGCGGCAGGCAACGATGCCTCTTCGGGAATTGAGGATTGGCCGAATCCCGAACACAAAATGCCCTGGGACGGGTTTTATGTTCCAACCATGACAGCAGGCATTCTTTACGTTACGGTGCTTTAATGGCTGAAGTAAGCGAAGTCGAAAAACTAAACGATTTTGCATCCTTTTTGAGCTACAAACCCACATGGCTCTTTAAGCAGTTCTATGGACTGCCGCCGTATTACAACCAGATTGCTCTTTTTACCGGGAACCAGGTCGGGAAGACCGGCCTTCTGTGCCATGAAAAGGTAATGAGAGCGATTGGCGCTCATCCTGTACCTGAAAAAAACTTTCTCTACTTTGAGTGCGAGAACGGGCACACCTACGGACGGCCTGCCCCTTGGCCTGGACTTCATTTCTTCTTCCTTAAAAACGGCGAATGCTTCAGAATGTCTGAAGACAAGAAAACATCGCCTCAAAAAGTCATGTTCCCGCAGAATTTGACCTGCTCCTGCGGTGCAAAGCTCAAGATTCACGAGCGAAAAACCACTATCTACCGGCTTTGCAGTGAAAATCTGCCGATGGAAAAGGAAGGAAGCGGGGTCGAATCCGCAGAAATAAAAAATCGGACCTATCCCGAGCTAAAAAAATGGCTTCCCCCGTTTCTTATCAAAAAAGACATATCTCAGCGCAATTCAAGCCTTAAAATTGCCGATCTAAACGGTGGCTCAGTCTTTGGAACGGGTGAAGACGCTATCCAGTACCCGGGCCACGACATTATTTTCGAGTTCGTAAGCTATTCTCAGGTCATGCAGAGCACGGCAGGCACTCAGCGTCTTTGCGTTATGTGCGATGAGGAGCCTCCTTTTCCCTTTTACGAAGAGCAGATGCCCCGGCTAATGGCTGAAAACGGGGATTTTCAACTCGGCCTCACTCCCGCCATTAGAAATTCGTGGACGTTTGACGAGGTGTTCGAACAGGCTGAAATTTACGTTCGCACTAAGGCGATTTGCGATTTTTACGGACGCTCCGGTGAAGAGGACAAAGCTAAAAGAGTTGAAAAGTTTTCGTCCAGGAGAAGCTACAAAGCTGTTTTCCAGGCGGCAACAGACGATAACCCGACTCTTAGCCCCGAAGCCATAGAGCGCACCCTTAACTATGCCGATGAAGACACGGTGGCAACGAGGCGTTATGGAATCCACAGACAAGCCACAGGTAGGATTCTCAAAGATTTTGATTGGAAAATTCATGCAATCGACAAAGAAAAATATTTTTCAGGGGGTCGAGTTCCGTTGTATTGGACTCACTTTAGAGGAATTGACTACCATCCTCGAACGCCCTGGGCATGCGGAGCCTGTACGCTGTCCCCCACTGACGAATTGTTCATCTGGTACGCAAAGGGGATACCGCCTGACAAGTTTACTACCTTTCAAATAATGGAGCAATTCGCGCACGCCTGCATGGACTATGAGTTCAGGTTGCACTTGGTTGATCCTTTATCTAAGGCTAACGAAAGGGATGGTGCGACTGATCTTGATGAAATAAACCGCGTGACTGGTGAACTCAAGCGGGATGGCATAGGAACGGGCGGCTACTGGCAGACCTGGGACACAAAGGGCGAATACGGGCGCGACCAGATCAAAGTCAGGCTCAAGAACTCCCGGAGAGTCGGGAAACCCTTCAATAATAAGACGATTGAGAATGGCCGGGAAGTAAACTTGCCTACTCTTTGGATATTCAGGGATGGAGCGTATGAGGCGGCTGAATCCTTTGCAAAGTGGTCCTGGGAGCAATGGATAGACCAGGCGGCAGTAACCACGAAAGACGACAAGAACACGCCTCAGCAGAAGTATAGTCATTTGCCGATGGTGTTTGAGTGTCTTCACAAGCACCCATATTTCCGGTTCAATAAGCAGATCGACTACCGGGAAAGGCGAATGGGGGAACAATATATGAAATCAGCGAGGGGATGATGGGCTATAGGATTTTTGATTTTCATTGCGATAACTGCGGCCTTACCGAAGAAGCCTTTGTGAACAATGATTCAAAAGAAGAGCCGCTTTGCCCGAGATGCAAGAGGGCTAAGATGCGAAGACTCATGCCCGCCCCGATGTGGAAGTGGACGGCAGGCGTCAGGGGGTTCTAATGCGGCAGAAAAACTTTGAAACGGGCGAAGATGAAGTCAGAGTTCTTTTTGAATTTTACCCGGCGGCTATTGCGGAAGTGGAAGCTGGCAAAATCAAAGAGGGTCATTTTACTGGATTTGCCCGTTTGCATGTTGGGAAAGGCAATATTAGGGTGATTGCTGATTATAACGGTGACATTACTCTTTTAGCCGATGAAAGTTGCAAGAGCCACATAATATTTTGTGATGATCGTTGTGAAGACAGTCTGGGTTTGGGATTTATTCCCAAAAATATAGAGGCCGATGATGCCTAGAAAATTTAAAGAAAAAATCGAAACCAGGCTTTGCCTAGATGTCCAGGGCGAGTATGACCAGTCTAAGGCCAACCGTCAGCAGGACTTTGACGACTTCGAAAACTATGTGGACCTTCTTGACCAGAAGCGCACGGAGAAGGAATACCAGTGGCTTTCAGACATTAAAATCCCAGAATACGTGAGTCAGGAACTCACTCAGGCTTCCCTCGACGCCGCAATGACCTTTGGGACAAGGGACTTTGCCGAAGTCTATTTGGAGGACGCAAGTGATGAAGCCAAGGCCTGTGCAGAAGCCGCTAAGACGCTCATTAACAAGACACTCAACAGGCGCGACCTGTTCTACTACCAGAAGCGAATCAGGGCCGGGTCATTGGCTCGGCTTTCCGGCCTTGTCCACGCCGAATGCCGATGGAATAAGCAACAGCGTGAAATCGTCGTTGCTCACGAACTTGTGGAATCCGATGTGGACATACACGGAGATCCGGTTACCGACAGGGAAAAGCAACTCCCGGCGCTGAAAACCCAACCTGTAACTCAAAAGACCGTAGATAAAGACCAGTTCGAAATCGATATTCTGGACAACCGGAACGTCTTCTATGACGACAGCTATACCTATTCGCTTCAGCATAAACCCTTTGTCATCATCCGGTGTGAGAAAAGCCTTGAACGATTGAAGAGGGAAAAGGACCAGGCCGGTTATTTTAATCTCGATATCCTGGAGGAAGTAAAGCCTCCAATGCAGACCGAAACCAACCAGGACACATACAATAAGTACAGAAACGATGCCCCGATGGAAAAGCCGGTCCTGCACATGTTCGATATTCTGAAAAGATACGGGCCGAGCTGGGTGATTGTAAAAAAAAGAAATCCAGAAACGGGCCTTCCGATTGAAGTCGAACCGGGTTTTGACGATGAAGGCAAGATGAAGGATAAGGCCGAGCTTGCCGAATTAATCCAGGAATACGCCCTTGCAGACGGCAAAATGACCCTTATCGCCTATCACCCTACGCCTTACATCGACTGTTTAAATCAACCCTATAGGCCCCTTCTGCGCGGGATTTGCTACCTCCACCCGACAGAAGACGGCGGATTTGGCGACGCGAAACACGCTCATGATTTGCAAATCGGGCTGGACGATACAATCAACATGAGTAACGACCGGACAAAGCTGGCCACCATTCCGCTCTTTAAGGTCAAGAAAATGGCCTACGAAGAAAACTCAGACCAGTTCTATGTCGAGCCGGGCCATAATATCCCCTTGACGGACATGGAAGACCTGCAAGAGTTTAAAATCCAGGACAATATTCAAGGGGCCATGCAGCAGGCTTCCTTTTTCACGGATAAGATGCAGCAGCTTACAGCGACCTACCCGACTACTATGGGCAGGCTCCCGGTCCAGGCTTCGACTACGGCGACAGCAGTTCAAGGTTCAGAACAGAAGACCGACAACCGGCAGCACTTTAAGGCGCTTACCTGGACAAATACCTGGGATGCCGACCTTTACTGGATGATTCAGCAGATGACCTGGAGATTTGCCGAACCTCAGACGGGTTTTGTCCTTATGCGCGAGAAGGTTTATAAGTTCAGACCCGACCTTGATTATTTCTACCTGCCCGTAACTCAGGCTATTGAGTCGGAGCAGAGCAAGCAAATGAAGCTAAGGAGCAACACGACCTTCATGCAAATGCTCCAGCCTTACATGCAGATGTTTGCCAACCAGCCCGGATTTATCATGTTTCTGAGCGATATTTTGCTCGATACCGCCGAACTAATGGGCAAAGACGTTGAACGGTACGCAGGAAAACTCTTAAACCCGGCTATCCCGCCTATTCAGCAAGGCGGACAGGGACAAGGCGGCGGTGGAGCGCAGGCAGTACCGCAGGGAGGCGGTGCGCCAAGCAACCAAATGGGCATACCGCAGGGGGCAATGCAGTCTGAGACAAGACAGGCGGCTGGAGGGGGATATTACTAATGGATGAGTTCAACCTAAAAGAATTCGTTTTAAAGTTCGGGAAGAAAAAAGCTGCAACCATGCTTTCAGAACTCGGCCGGGGGCAGGGGTTTGTTGAGGCTGTAAGCACTCCTGTCGGTAAAGAACTCCTGTCCGATTGGGTGCAGGACTGGCGGACTCTTTTTGGAAGGATTGTAAACCGAGTGGCAACGGATGAGGAAAAGCTCACATTCGCAATAATCGACCACAAGTTGACCGAGGCGGCTAAAAAGATTGCAATGCACTATCAGTTAAAAATGGGTATTGAAAATGCAATGCAGCAATGAAAATCTTAAAGAAGCTGTGATTCGCCTTATTGACGAATGGACGGATAAAAAATACTATGGTTCGATCCAGTTGAATTTTAATGCAGGCAGTGTGCCGAACATAAACGTGAACAGAAGCATTCGTATGCCGGAAGCCAACCAAAATAAAGGAGGCTGAAGTGGATGAGAAATTAAAAGAGATAATTGACAAAGCACCGCTGGGTACAAATGCTATCGGTGCAATATTTCTGTGGGATAAACACTATCACAACAGAATGGGTTCGGCACAAGATCTTTGTGAAGATTGTGCTAACCACAGTTATAGACTTTTTAAAATTAAGGGAGTTGGGAGGAAGGCTTACAACGAAATAAACAAGATGCTGTCCGATGCTGGATATAAACCACACATCACCACTTGGGGAGAGTTTAAAAAACGGATAGAGGAGTCAGGGGTAAGTGATTCTGATGTTTTAACAACTGTGGGTGGTTATAGGGCAGACAGAATCGATGTTAGAATATCAAGCGATGGAGTTTCTTTAAGGTTTGCAAAACCGACTGAATAGAGAGATGGATTGTTGAGCGGCAGATCACCGAAGCTGATTTGAACCAGATAAAAGAAGAAAGAGCATAAAAATTCATTCATAGCCCTCTAACTAAATAGTTTCAGGGACAATCTGAACAACAGAAGCCCTCTTACCTGGGAAACCGGGTCTGAGGGCTTTTTTTATTCACTCTCAACATAAAGGATTAAACATGGCAGGCGAAAACGTGTCGGCTGAAGCTGGTGGTGGAGAGATCAACGTAACGGTTGAAGACCTTCATCGTGCGGCGGAGGAGACCAAACAGGCAGAAACCCAAGAAACCCTCGTGGAGAAACCGGCCGGAGAACTCGATGCTGAAAAGCCGAAGGAAACCGAGCAGGAACCCGCAGAGGAACCTACGGATAACGCGACACGCACCAAGCTGGGAATGAAAGTCGCTGCACAGGAAAAGCAACTCGAAGAAATGAGGGGCTTGCTCCAGCAGTCAAATGCTCAATTAAAGCAGGTGACAGACATCATTACCCACTTTGCCCAGGCCGCGCAGCAACAGCAACAAAGTCAAGTCCAGACCGATGAGCCGGAATACATTCCGACCGAAACCAAGGAGTTTCTGTCCTTCCTCGAAAAGCGCGAACAGCAGAGGCAGACACAGGCGCAAAGTCAAGCTATGGCCTTTGCCCACGAATATGTGAACGTGATCGAGGAAATAGGGAAAGGCGAATCCGACCCGGCGATGGTTGCCGAGATTAAAAAACTCACAACCGAAGGCGGACAGCCTTTCAACAAGAAGTATTCCAACAGTGCTTCGGCAGACGCCACGACCAATTTTTTCCGAGCCAAGGCTTACATCCTCGAACAGCGCATCTCAAAAGGCAAGACCCCTGAAAATCCTCTAAAGGGCGGGACTCCCGAGAATCCCTTGGGCGCACCGTCTTCATCTACCGCCAAAAAGCCCGACAAGAGTGTTGAACTCGATGCTTTTGCGAAACGGGCGGCGGCGGCATGGGGGTATTCGGGCAAGGCCCTTGAAGATGTCATGAAGGGATAAGAGTTGCGAGAGTTTACACGCAGACATCCAAGCAGAACGATAGTCCGGCATGACGCAAGGACTAGGCCTCTAAAACCCGCAAGGTGGGAAGAAGAAGGCCGGTACTTCCGATGCTGGAACTGCAACTTCATCTGCGACTCGGAAAGAGACCAACTTGGCGGACCCGAAGATCGGGCTGGAACTGACAGCGAATTTGCACAGTTTACCCTTCCTGACCACAACTGGATCGACTACGGCCAGGCTGCCGTTCCCAAAATTCTAAGGGGCCAGTCTCATACCGTATTGGTCCGGGTGGACGGAGAAGGGAACCCTCTACCGATTCTTTTGAATTATTCGCCCATAGTTGACCGGGGCTGTCCATTTTGCGGTTCGGTCAATTACCGAGGCGACTACCGCTAAGGAGAAACATTTATGCAGATTTTAAACCAAGGCGAACCAGCGCAGAGATGCTGGGTCCCTGTTTGCACAAGTTCCGGCATCACCATCTATGAAGGCTCACTTGTCACAATGAGTACGGATGGTGTTATCCCGTATACTTACGGGTCCGGCGCTTGGAACACCACCGGCAAGACCACATGGCCTGCGACCGCTATACCGTGGGGCCTTGTGATCGGGACCAGCAACCGATACGAACAATATTCCTCCACTTACAACGCCCAGTACATCACCTCAGTTATCACTTCAAACGCCAATTTCACTCGTGAGATGGTGGGTATTGAAGGCGGCTGGGGGATGGACCAGCAGGCTTATGTCTATGTGGAGCGGATTTTCCCGTGGACGGTGTTACGGTCGAATATTTACTTCACGACAGTAGGGACCGCCCCAACCGTAGCAACAGTTTCCTCTCTTACGACAAACGGTTCAACGGGCATGGGGTATACCACTGCGGCCACCATCGGCTTTACCAGCATAGCCGATCTTACAACCGCCTACTGCCGTTCGGGACTTAACCGGGGCATCTACCGCGTAACGGAAGCGGGAAGCACGACCGCCCTAACCTTTACATCGCCTTTTCCGTATGCAGTAACGATTGGCGATACGTTTGTCCATGCGAACATCAAGTCCTTCGGAACCTGCTGCCTTGTGCCGGATGCTCAGGGAATGTGGGTTGACGGCGCCACGGCAGGGACATCGGGCACCACAGGAGTAGCGGCAGATATAGTGCGCCTCAATCTTGAGGAAGCCGGAAGAGAATATGTCGATTTCCGGTTTAACCTCTACAACTTCCTGCCCTTGCTGGTTTAAGGCGCGGAAAGGAGCTAAGTCATGGCCAGTATTATTGAATCAGCATCCTTCCGCAAGCTCGTGGAAGGGCATATCAAAAACGTGAAGCAGCAGACATATAAGGACATCCCCAGCTATAAAGACCGTCTTTTCAAGGTGATGTCTTCGGACTCTGCGTATGAGGACTTCTTTTCAATCGGGACCGTTCCCGACATTCCGGCTTTTACCGGGCGTATCAATTACCTGCCCGTCTTCTCCGGCTACTACACGAAGATCGAGCCGAAAGAGTTTTCGGGGGGCCTTCTCTTTCAGCGAAAACTTCTGGACGACGAGCAGTACGGCGTTCTTTCAAACCGGGCAGCATGGCTCATGAGAGCGGCAAGAAGGACCGAGATAAAGGCGGAAATGCACAGCCTTGTCTACGCCTTCTCTGCGGCTTTCGAGTACATGACCTCGGAAGAGGGCGTGGCGCTTTGCTCGACCGGGCATCTTACCAAGTCGGGCGCATCGACTTCCGTTGGTTTTAACAACCTCAGCACTGCGGCCCTTTCAAAAACAGCGGTTGCAGCGGCCAGGCTCAAGATGAGGCTTTTCCGCGATGACCTCGGAGAGCGAATCGACGTTGGAGACGATTTAATGCTGATCGTTCCCGACAATCTTCACGAGACCGCCTATGAGATCGTTAAGACCCCGAAAAGCCTGGATACGGCGGAAGGAAACGTGAACTTCCAATACCAAAGATATGATCTTCTCGTTCTGCCCCGGTTGGACGACTATTCGACCTCCAACTGGTATCTCACCTGGAAATCGCAGATGAAGGAAGATCATCTCTGGGTGGACCGGATTAAACCCGAACCGAAAAACACCTGGGATTTTGAGACCTACACCTTGAAGCTGGCGATGTATTTCAGGTTCGCCTACGGGTTCAAGGACTGGCGCTTTATACTAGGGAGTCAAGTATCGTAATGGATTTTAAAATGGACAATCTCCATAATATAGTGTAGGTTACTGCCATTAACCCAACATTTTAAAATGGAGGTTGTCCTATGAGAAAAAACATTGCGCCTAGGTATTGTGAAGAGTGCAGGAAAAAGTTTTATCCGACTGGCAACAATCAAAAGTTTTGTCGGAAGAAATGCCAAGAAGTTCATGAAGCAAAGCACATAAACAAGGATAGGAAGCATGAAGCCAACCTCAAACATAAAGAGAAAAGCCGACATGGGAACGGAAAAGAACGGTTGGTTGCGCAATATGGCCTTGTTTGCAGCAAGTGTGGCAAAACCGGCGACTCTTTTGAAATTACAGGGCATCACACCACTGGCGACAAGAACGAGCATGAATATCAAGAATTGTTGTGTCGATCTTGCCACGCCAAAGCGCACGATCTCGGACAGTACAAAATCAAAATCGTGGACAAAGAGTCTATCCAAAAGGCTCTTGCTGATAGCAAGGGCCTTGATGAGGCTGCCGCAAAACTCGGCATTAGTCGTTCATTTCTCAGGAAACAACGGATTCACTATGGGCTTTATGACCAACCGTGCAAAAAATGCGGCAGGATTTATCCGAAATCTGAAGAGTGCCGGAAATACTGCCCTGAATGCACGGCTGGCATGAAAAAGGGACATTACAACAAATTTTACTTAACCTCATAACCCTGCTGGGGGGCTTCGGCCCCTCAGTGAGCCATCACTGGCAGGAAAGGATTCAAAATGGGCGGTGCAATAGCCTATACGAACAATCAAGGGCAAGTGAAATTGGTAAACGTGCGCGGTTCCAGGGTCATGCCGATTTTGGCGGAACTGCCATTTATACCCGGCAATATCTGGCATGTTAAACCCTACAGCGGTTCGGATTCAAATACCGGCCAAAGACCGGACCAGGCACTCAAAACCCTTCCTTATGCTCAAACCGCAGCCGTAGCGAATCAGAACGATGTGGTTCTGATGTATGCTGAGAGCAATACAGCAGGCTCCACAACGGACTATCAATCGACAACTCTCAACTGGGCGAAGGACGGGGTCCATCTTATCGGCGTAAACGATGGCAACCCTTTCAGCCAACGGTCCAGAATAGGATGGGCTTCTACAGCCACGACCGCGCTTACAAGCCAGGTTCCGCTTTTTTCTCTGAGCGCAAACGACTGTCTGATTAAAAATGTCAGTTTCGTAGTTGGAAACGGCCAGACATATCTTTCCGGCGGCGTTTATGTTTCGGGGGATCGCAATGTTCTCCGCAACGTAGGTATTGCATGGCCTGTCAACACAGGCAACGATGCCGTGGGAGCCTACGCTGCGTATTTCAGCGCTGCCGCCGATACGCTGGTTGAAGACTGCGTGATGGGTTCCTACACCATTGATTCGGGCAGTGCGGCCAACAGCACCGTGCTGATCGGAGCCGGAACCGGAATCATCACTTTCAGACGTGACAAGTTCATCCAGCGGCTTTCTTCCTCGACCAACACTCCATTCATCAAAACAGTAGACGCCAACTCCATCGGATTTGGCTGCGTCTGGTTTGAAGGTTGCGGTTTCATTTCAACTTCGGTTAATGCGGCCCATGCCCAAACCAGCGCCATGTCGATTACCGCCGCTCAGGCTAGCGGGAGAGTAATTGTAGATCCGAATTGTTACACGAACGCCGGAAGTTGGGACAACGCCCACACAAGCATGGTGCTTATAGGCGGTGTGCTGACTCCGACCAGTTCCGCCGGGTTCGGCACATTGTATGCGACAGCCGCTTAACTTTTACAGGGAGGGCTTCGGTCCTCCCCAACCTCCAAATAAGGATTTTTTATGGCTCAAGACGCAAGATCAGCGGGAATAGAAGATATCCAGTTTTTCACCGATGTGGACAAGAAATTCGAGAAAAAGCAAGAGATTCTAACATCGACTTACCCTGCATGGTATTTCGACCAGCAGCTTGCCGCTCAAAAAGAGGAATTGAAGCAACGGAAGCGACGGCCGGCCGATGACGAAATAGTGCCGAGCGGCCCTGAGTATGCAGCGGAAACAAGGCTGCTTGAGGCCAAAGTCAAGGAAGTTGAAGCCTCTCGGCCCAAGCTGAACGGACCTCAAAAGAACTTCCTGACTCGGGAAGTCGCAAACCTCGAAGCGGGGATCAAGGAAACTCTTTTCACCTACGATGACATGCAAACAGGTGAAGCAAGCGCCCACGAAGAACTAAAACGCCAGATGAACCCGTGCGTAAAAATCGACAAGCGCCTTGCTTCAATGCTCAACCTCAAGAGCTACAAAGGCGGCATGGTTTCAAGGGATGATGCCACAATCGCAACGCAAATCTGCAATAAGCTCCTAGGCGAAAATACCAACTGCGAAAAGCTCCGGCCCAAAAGCATGACATGCCGGACAAGAAAAGTCGCTCCCTTTACCGGGGATGAAGATTCTCCCTCTTTTGGCGAGATGATGGAGTTACAGGATGGACGGGAACCAGCTACTCCGGCAGTTGCGTGATATTCTAAACGAGTCCTCATCTAGCGGCTGGATGGATGGTTTCACCAGCTATATGTACTTGTGGCAGGGGGCTGTCGAGTTCGTTTCCCGTACCGAGTGCTTTAAAAACACTCAGGCAATAACGACTCAGACTGGAATACCGAGTTACACGCTCAATGCCGACTATCTTGAGCTTTTCGCAAAGACACACGACAACCGCTACTTCGTGACCCTAAACGACGGGGTAAGCGACAACCATTATCTTTTCTATAAAGATTACTCGGAAATTCTGTATCGGAACCAGCAAAACTCCGTCCAATATCCTTATAACTTCACAATTATTGACGATCCAGACCCTCCCGCGCCGGTCAGCGGAACGGCTTCGGGAACAAGCGTCGCCTCGGGGGGGCAGTCGGTTCTTACCGATTCAACCGCTGATTTTTCTTCGTTCGACGCTGGGGATTCGGTGCATGACATTACTGACGGCTCACTGGGAATCATTCTTTCCAAAACATCCAGCACCCAGCTTGTGACAGCCCTTTTCTCCGGGACGGTAAACCAATGGAGCGCAGGGGACGCTTACGAGATCGTTCCGCAGGGCCGAAGCATGATCGTTATTGACCCGCCCCCCTCGACGCCGGGATATACGATCAGCCTGCCCTATGTTCAAAGACCCGCGCCTGTTTTCTCGGACTATGGAGTCTATCGCTTCCAACGTGAGTACTGCCTTGCGGTCATAATGTATGCGGCCTGGCTTTACAAATACCGGGATTCCAAGCCGAACGAGGGGGATAAATATTACATCCATTTCGATAATCAGGTGAAGCGGTACTCATACGGAATTTCTGCCCGGTACAGAACGAACAACCGGATGAAAGTAAATATGAAGGCGGGGAGAAGATGAGAAATGAGAGTCGTTGCATGGTTTTTGTGGATTATTCTTTTATTTGGTTTTGCCGGTTCGGTGAAAGGTGAAGAGATGAGGCCGACTTATTCACCGCAAAGAAGAGCAATCAGGCTCCCGCAACTATCCTCCAATGTGCCTTCCAGGAGAAAGATAGTAGCTCCTTACGCCACGGCGGGGATAACAGCGCCTACGGTTACAGGCAATCCCGCGCAGGTGGTTGACGATCAGGGGGCGCTGGCGACTCAGAGCACACAAGGGCTTGGGTTTTCAAATTTGTCACTTCAAACTCCTTTGGGGGATAATGCTCCGACAACAATCAGTATTTCGTTTGGCGCAGGGATGGTTCTGCAAAACCCCAACGATGGGACGACTATCACGCTTTCTGCTCCCATATCGGGCCAAACGCTCAACAGTGCAATTAACGGAGTTGGAGGATTGGATATCGGTTCTCCTGCGGGCACAGGTCCGCAGGGATCGAGCATATACTACATTTTTGAAATTTATGATCCTGTCATGCAGACGGCTTCATGCCTGATGTCTCTGTCTGCGACCTCTCCTGAATTGCCATTGGGTTATACATATTATAGATGGATAGGCGCAACTCCTTGGATAAATGCTTACTTCGTCCCATTTATCCAAAATAATTACGATCTTTATTTTATGGAAGCGTTGAGTCTATTTGATTCTCTTACGGGGACATGGCCACAAACATTGGACTTTACGGGGCAGTTCCCCCCCCAATCCTTATATTACCCATGTCATTATGAATATTATGCTACTCGACCATGGCAATAACGTAAATGTGGGTTTAGAAGTTGGTAATACTAATACCTTGGGAATATTCACTTCTTTTATGTTTATAAATGCTGCCACTGCACTGGCAGGGCTCGCGGGGCCGCAGTTCACAATGCCTATTCTAAGTGCTGCGACAGTTTACTACGGGAAAATAGGAACAGGCACGGGGACTGTAGGCCTGAATGTCCAAGGCTACCGCCTCAACCTCTAAAGGAACATCATGGCGCAACAGAGTGGCGACCAGCTAATCAAAAAAGACATCCCCCTTAACGGGAAACTTGTCACTTCAGATGATGGTGTGATGGTGGGGACCAACTTCACCACGCTCCAGAACATGCGCTATACCGATACGCACCCCCAGGGAATCCGGGGGATGACGAAGATAAACCCTGATGTTCTTGCTAATCCTCACATAAGATCGGCATACCATTTCGTGAAAACGCAGCCGGTAGAATCCCACCTGCTGACCCAGGCTTATGACGCAAGCGACGCCAACTCCAAGGTTTACACGAACGACACAGCGATACCAAACGCTGGGGATTTCAATGCAAACGCCCTTCATACGGACGCAGCAGGAGTGGGAAGGGGATTTTTTGCATCCGGTCCAGACGGAGCATGTGTCTACTGCAACAGCGCCGAATCTCTCATTTGGGGCGGGGATGAGATGGTTGTGGGGGCCTTTGTAAACTATGACCCTGCGGGTTCTTTCAAATACGACTTTACAGACGTTCTTCAAAACACCATGTCCGATGCGGAAAATTCAGCCATTTTGGTTCCCGCCCCTGGGACCGGGATAGATACACACACCAAGCTCATTCTGCACCTTGATAGCGATGTTACCGATTCATCGTCAAGTCCAAACACCGTTACAAACGTCAATATGACCTTTGACGCATTAAACTTCGAGTTCGGCGGTGGCTCGGGTAAATTTGGCGGAGCGACCGCATATCTTACAATACCCGACAATTCAGGGTTTAATCTTTCGGGAGGCGTGTGGACAATCGATACATGGTTTATGCCGGCCGCTTTTACCGCTGATCAGTGCATCTACTCCCAGATAACAAACGCAAATAACTGGTTCCGTCTCTATGTAGACACAACCGGGGCGGTCCTTCTCAAATATAATGTTTCCGGGACCGAATCGACAATCGTAAGCACATCGAGCGCGGCCGTTACTGCGGGTGTTTTCCAGCACATCGAAGTGAGCCAGGGAGCAGCCGGATATAAAATATTTGTCAACGGTCAACTTGCAGGCAGCAGTTCTAAAGCCACCGTTCCCGCAAATTATTCGGGGCTTGTCTACATTGGGGCACGGACGGATGGAACCTCGGTGCTCGATTATCTTAACGGCGACCTAGACGAATTCAGGCTGAGCAGCGGCATCCAACGGCACACAGCGAATTTTACGACTCCGGTTGCTCCTTACTCAACTTCAACACCTAGCTCGGTTACTTGCTATATTGGTTCGTCTTTAAGCCTAAACGGTATAAAAATCTACGTAGCAAGCCCCAACACGGTTTCAGGCGCTATTTCCGTAAACTACTGGGACGGGTCTACCTGGGTAGCCGTAAGTAATCTTGTGGACGGCACGGCGGGTATGACTCAAACCGGATTTATAACCTTTGACGATACTCAGGCGGTTGCTAAACAATCGGTAAGAGATTCCCTTTCACTCTATTGGTACGAACTGACTCTTTCCGCCTCAAACGCTACTTCCATCTATTATGTGACTTTGGGCACAGCGATGCAGCCCATTGCCGATATATGGGATGGAGTCGAAAGGACCATAGCTTCGTGCGAGAAGTACAACGGGCATAATTACGTCGATTATACAAACAACGTGTTTGACGATTCATATTCAAGCGCCGATCCGTCCACCTTTTTAAATATCGGCACGCTGCCCCCAAGTCAAAATATTGCTATAGGCTTTAGCGACCGGATGACCGCTGTGCATTTCTACTTGGGCGGCGGCAAGGTAAATTCAGTAGCCACTACTCAATGCACCGTTTCCTATTGGAACGGGCAGGCATGGGTAGACGTTGGGACTGTTATTGACGGAACAAGCGTTAATAATGTGAGCCTCGCAGATACGGGCATAATTTCCTGGGACGCCCCTCCCTTCGAGGATGAATTCACGCAAAGTCTAAATAGGGCAAATGACGCGCTTCTTTATTATTACCAATTTGCATTCAGCACTACATTGGATACGACAGTTGAAATAAATTACGTAACCGGCATACCCGCGCCCGTTCAGATTTACCCGTACAAATTCCCTCTTGCGGCCATGGATAGAATCTGGCTTTGCTCGAACCAGGCCGACAAGCAAAACTCCATGATTTGCTCAAACAGTGGGACGGCAAATGTACTCAACGGAAGCGACTCGGTAACTTTTTATTTCGGGGATTCAACAGAGCTTACAGCCGGGTGCTGGCTTTATTCTCAATACGGAACCACTCTTTACAACACACTGGTCATAACCAAAGTGAATGGGACCTATATCGTAGTTGGGGATAATCCTTCACAGTGGGCGCAATACCAGGTCTCTCCCACCATAGGCTGTCCCGCCCCTCAGACAATGGTGGCCCTTCCCGCTCCTTCTCAGATGTTTGGGGGGTACAGCAGGACCGTTGCAATATGGCAGGGGAATGAAAGCATAGTCATGTTTGACGGGAAAGGGTTTCTGCCTATTAATAATGACATTTCCGATTATTTTGACGAACGCAAACCCTACTCGATAAATCGGGCAATGATATCTGAATCAAAAGCCTTCTACGACGATTTGAACAAAGAATACCATTGGCTGTTCGCCTCCGGGACATCGACAACTTTGGACAAGGAACTTGTTTACGATGTCCACAGGAATAAATGGTTTGAAATTGTAAGGGGTTCGGGAAAGCAACTCCAATGCGGATGCACCGTAACCGATCTTCAGGGAAATCTCTACAATTACGGCTTCATCGATACCGGGTACATGGAGCTTCTTGAAAACGGGACCGACTTTGACGGAAACGCCATTGTCGGGAATATGGTCCTGGGCGACCTTCCCTTAGACGACCTTTGGAAGACAACCGCAATCCGCTGGCTAAGACTCGCGACTATGGCGAAAACGAACACGACAAATCCAATTATCCTCTCCCATTGGGGAGATACGAGTTCGGCAAGCCAGACGGTCAATATGTCCCCTTCAAAGCCCGGTTTCAGGGTGGCAATGCCCATTTTGAGCGAACAGTGTAACCAGTTTGGAGATTACGTGCTGCACAGGTTTGGGTTCAGCCTGACGACAAATAACGAAGCATACGGGTTTGAACCGCTAGCTCTATCCGTGAAGTTTATTCCGAAACATGAGAGTCAAAGGTAATGGAAATCCGGGAAATTAAAGCGACTGAGCATATTGAGGAAGCATGGAGCCTCCTTAGCGATCATCGAGACGAACTGGCGACCCATAGAAATCTCATGGTGCTAAAGCCGGATGTTGAGAAATATAGAGCCTTGGAAGACCAGGGGAAGCTGATAACCATTGCGCTTTATGATGGCGAAACCATCGTGGGATACTCAGTAACCATGCTGACCGGCCATTTACATTATTCCGACCTTTCTCTTGCCTATAACGATGTTTTGTATGTTCATCCGCAGTACCGCAAAGGTTCATGGGGCGTAAAGCTCATAAAGATGACCGAGCAGGTGGCGAAAGAAAGAGGTATGCAGCTAATCCTTTTCCACGGTAAGGAACACACTTTGTTCTCAAATCTTATGCCTCGTCTTGGATATCAAGTCCAGGACATAGTTTTTAGCAAGGAGCTTTAAAATGGGAATGGTCGCATCAATCGTAGGAGCACTTTCAGCCGGTCTTTCAGCGGCGGGCACCATATCAAACATGACCAAAGGTACTCCTGCCGCCCCCTCGCAGCCAGCAGCCCCGGCAGTCCCTTCCTCCTGGAATATTGCAGGAGGAGGTGGTGCGGGTGCGGGAGGAGGGACCGGAACCGGAACCGAAGGCGGTATGCCGATGGGGGGCACTGAAGCCGTCCTTAGTGGTTACGGCCAGGGCACAGGCATGGGGTACGGCCTTTCTCCTGGGCAGTCTCAGCAGCAGGCGGTTTCAAGCACTGGAACCCCAAATGTGTTTAACTCAAACATAAATTTACCTTAAAGAAAGGGGGCATTTATGGCCGCAGATCAGGGAATTATAAGCCCCTATTCGCTCGACGAAATAAGCGCGATGCTCCGGCAGAAAAGAGCTTCCGGCCAGGTTGTAAGCGATAACGATATCCGTATGGCCTATGAAGGGGCACTTCGGGCTAATGCTCAAACCGCTTTGCAGCAACGTGCCCAGAGAATTCAGCAAAGCGAATTCAATCAAAGGATGCAACTCGAACAGAAGCAATACGCAGACGAGCGCCATGCCGCAGAGACGGCTGGGCTATTCGGCATGGGGAATTTTGGGATACAGGGGATTGGCGGAGCAGCCAAGGCATACGATTGGCTGACACAACCAACTGCGAACCCTCTTCGGCCAGGGCCTTCACATTGGCAAAAATGGTTTGGAAGTGATACGGCAAATACGGCAACCACTCCAGCAGATATGTCCAGTTCCTTTGGTATAGGCGAAGCGGTCCCTTCCGCAGTGAGTGGTAAGGGGATTGGTGCCGGTTTGCCTTCTGTGCCTGCTGTACCTTTTTTACCTTCACAGCCAGCCGTTTCTTCCAATGTTGCGCAGATGACGCCGATGGATTTCGGGAGCTATTTCAACCCGATAGGAACAACCGCAGGGGCAGCAGCAGACACAGCAGCGCAAGCGGCGGCACAGCCTGCGAACTACGATTGGATGAACAGCTTGCTCGGATGGAGTTAAGCTATGGGAAACTTTCTTGTAAACCTTGGCAATGCGATGCCTGCTATTTCACAGATGCAGCAGACGCAGGCTGCTATTGACGAACACCATCAGAATGAAGCCATTAAGAACTTTCAGCTTCAGGAGATGAAGCGGAAGCAGGAACGGCTCGATAAGCCTGTCCCGATAGAGTATCTAAAGACTCAGTTGGGAGATAACCCTAAGTTGCTTGAAATGATGACAGGGATTCTTTCATCCAACAACGGAATCAATAATGTGAACGGAGCGCAGTTCACAAGCCAACGCGCCTTGGAAGACGCGAAAAAGACGATTTACGGCAATAACGAACTTCATATGACGGCGGCTCAATCTCAATACGGTGTAGCCCTTCAGAAAGAATTGGGGCTTCAGAATCAGATAAAAGAGGCGCAAGCCTCGGGCAACCTCAAGAAAGTTGAAACTCTCCAGGCCCAGCTTAAAACCGCAAGTGAGCAAAGAGAGCAAATGCAGGGAATAGTTCACGGCCTGTATTCCGCCAGCCCCGAAGGTATGAAAGCAGCAATGTCTCAGGAGGGGGGGATAAATAAGGAACTATTTAAGGCGCTGATTAAGCAGCAATATCCCGCGCCTGCAAAGCCTATCATGCTCGAAGACAGGGACACACAGACTCCGATACCTTGGACTCCAGACAAACCGATTCCGCCCAACGCAGTAATTCCGGCGACAGGCAGGCAACTGAACAAACCCGATGCGGCTGAGTCGAGCAAGCCCACCTTTGAAGACTCACAGATAATTAAGGCCAGCCAAGGTGATCCAGAGGCCAAACGGTATCTTGAGGCAAAACAGGGGTTCATTGGGGAGAAGGCGGGAGCGGCACAGGCAGGACGGACCAAGGCGGTAGACCCTGGAGCGGTAGACGAAGCTATCGAGGAAATGAGAGCGGGTAATCCTCTCCCAATGGGTTTTGGCCAGCCGTTCAGAGAGGCGGTTGCCGCTGAACTTAATGCCCGGATAAAGGGCGGCCAGATTACACGCTCTGAAGTTGCCTCCAATCCGCAGTTCCGTAAAGCACTTGGGTCTTCCTTCACATTCCAGCAAAAATCGTACAACCAGCTTGACGCCTATGTGAAGAACCTTGACAAGCAAATCGACAGGTTCGGCAAAATCAGCGAAGACCTCGGGCGATTCGATACCAAGCTGCTCAACATCCCTCTTGTTGCGCTCAAAACGCAAGTTGCCGGGTCTGCAATCGAAGCAAAAGCCTTGGCATACATCACTGAAATCAGCACTGAGACAGCGAAGATAGCAGGCGGGGCGCAAGCATCTATCCGAGAACCAAGCGTAGAACTTCAGGAACGATGGAACAAGATTCATGATAGAACCTTGTCCATTAAAGACTTATTGGATGTTATGCAGGAAACCAAAGAACTGGGGAATATCCGGCTCGGGAGCGTTAAAGAAGAACTGGAATCTACTTCTGAGCTTATGAAGAAATTGGGGACGGAAGCCAGCCCAACACCAAGTCCACCGACTACTCCGGGGCAAAAGGCACCTACGTCAGCGAAGGCAACGGCGCTATCTCCAGAAGACCTTGCAAAAGCGCCTGTAGGCGCAACCAAGAAACTCCCTAACGGCAAAACCCTTATAAAACAAGAGGACGGATCATGGGATTTTCCAACGAAGAAGTAGCTGTCATGCTTTCTGGTGGAGATGCTTCTCTCACAGAGACCCAGAAGACCGGGGGGTTCTCGAATGAGCAGGTTGCATTGATGCTCGGCCAAGACGAAAAATCGGGGTTGAGCACCTTTAGTATGGGCGGTAAAAGGGTGACTGCCCACCCCGATCTAGGTGAGAAACTTCTACGTGCCAACGCCGACATGGTGAAAGCAACCGGGTTCCCGATTGTTGTAAGCTCAAGTTTTAGGACTCATGAGCAGCAAATAGATGCTTACAACCGGTATCTGAAAGGTGAAGTCAGCCTGGCGGCTAAACCCGGAATGTCCAGGCATGAAAAAGGTCTTGCCGTTGACGTAACCAACTGGCGAGAAGCCGCTCCCTTTCTCAAAAAATACGGCCTTGTGAATCCATTTGACAACGACAGGGTTCATTTCCAGCTTGCAGGACCGACCATAAAAGAAAAACCTCAGTGGACTCCCGGTATAGAACCAGGGCAGGAACAGCATAAGCCCGAAGACGCTCCCGGATGGGCGAAGTGGGTCAGTAAACAGACCGAGTTTCTTGAGTCTCCAGTTAGACCGCCGACAGGGGATATCTCGGATACTGCCTTCCGGCTCATTCCTGAAGGAATTGACAAAGCAGTCTACCAGATGGTCAAAGGCGGGCTCGTCACGGTTCCCGAAACCTTGGGGCATACGGCACAACAGATTTTATCGGGTCAGTATAGTAGCGCATCAGACCTCTACACTCCATATCTCCAAATGGCAAAAGGAATCTATGATTCCGTAGGAGAAGACTTAGGGCTTAAAGGGATTAAGGCGTTACATGATAAATGGGCGAACAATCCTGGTGGGGCGCTCGCAGAATTAGCGATGGTGTTCTCCGGCCTTCGCGGCAGAACTGGAGTTCCCAAATATGAAGATGTTGGTATCGGTGAAAACCTGCGGCCTCCGGAACCACCGCCTCGACCGCTTACGCCTGTGTCTAAGTCGGCGCGAGAGTCGGCAGAAGTTTTCATTCGAGAACTGGAAAAACCAAAATCAGCCGAAGAATCGGCGGCAGCATTCACGAAGGCTGAAGCTCGGGGCGAATGGAAACCTCCAGACGAGGGGCCAGTACAGCTTCCCGAACGAGGGCCGCTTGTAGCTTCCCGGCCTGGGTTGAAAACCCAAATCAGCGAACTTTCACCAGAGCAACAATTACCGCCACGGGTCAGGGAAGGTGCTATCAAGGGACCGGGCGAACCTCTTACGCCAGAAGCACTAAACGAACTTGAAGGTAATACGCCAGCAGAAAGAGTAGCGAGCGGAAGACTTACCAACGAAGATGTGCAACTCATCAACACCAGTTTTTCTCAACTTCAGGGTGCAGAGCGCCATGTAACGCGTATTCAAAACCTTATAGAGGAAGCCAAAGCAAAGAAAGGCGGTTCTTGGCTCCCAAATCTTGCTAGCGAAGCCGGTTCTCTCAACGTAGGTGATATTGCGGAGTGGGCAAGAGATGTCAAAAGGCAGGTCAAGCTAACGGGCGCCACCTTGACTCCGGACCTCAACAAGTGGCTGGGCGATGTAATTTCTCGCGGCGCACACGATGAGAACCGGATAAACACTGTCATAGGCAGAGAGTTATACAAAGCACTCAAACCCGCCGTTGCCGATCAGAAGACATTTTTCGGGCTGAACCGCTACCCGCAGTTAGGCGCTGAAGCGGTCAAAACGATAATCCGTTACAAAGACGAGCTTGGCGGGAAACTCCCCGAATCCCTGCGGGACTTTTCTGAAGCTGTATGGACCGTCAAAAGAAAGATTTTCGAGAAGTATAACGATATGGCGGTAAAGGCCGGGGGCAAGGGGGCCACGGTTAAACTTGATGCCTTGGCCGCAGAACTCGATAAGGAAGCTGCACGCTACAAGGGCAATCCGGCTTTTGCTGCAAGGTCGAGGTACGCCAAAGAACAGGCCGATTATTTCCGGTCTCAAAAGGAGATGAACGTCCTCGATGCTCAGGAGCAGCTATCCGCCTACAATCTCAAGATGAAAGGCAGGGAAGACTACCACTCTGCCGGTATGTCGGCCGTTGACGCAATGATAGCCGATCACCTGAGAAAAGGACTTGATTCATCCATCGAGCAACTACAGGGACCCGGATACGCCAGGCTGAAAAAACAATATGGTGCTCTCACCCACATAGAGAGAGATATCAACCGCCGAGCCGTGAACGAGGCAAGGGCCGCCGATAAAACCCTTCCCGATACTTTAACCGATAGTTTTGCTTCATATCATTTTGTGGCCGGAATCCTCAGAATGCATCCGGGCGCAGTTGCCGCATCTATGATAGCCAGAGCCGTTGCCGCCTATGACAAGGCCAAGAACTCCCCGAGTAAGCAAGTCTCGAAAATGTTTAAAGAGGCCGAAGCCGAAATGAACCCGAGCAAGTCAAGGCTCGTAACGAGGGGGATAAAGGGTATTGTCAAAGAGGAAGTGGGGGCAGCGGTGGACACGGCAAGGCAAACGGGCAGGAACATGGAGCTATACCCGCCTGTTGCTCTTGGGGCCGAACGGGAGCGCGAACAGCGACCTCGATGGAAAGAGTTGTACAATGAGCCTTAAAGACAATGCGAATCCTGATTGATACCCGCGAACAGAACCCGCTTACCTTCGAGCGCTTCCAGGTCGAAACCGAGCGGGCCACCCTTCCCGCTGGCGATTATTCCATAGCTGGATTTCAGGACCGTGTTGCAATCGAGCGCAAGGAGCTAAACGACCTGATAGCGTGCCTGATGAACGGCAACCGGGACCGCTTCGAGCGGGAATTAGCCAAGCTCCGTTTCTATGATCTGGCGGCCGTGGTGGTTGAGGCCAGCCTGGAAGACGTGAGCAATGGCCGGTATCACAGCGAAATGAAGCCACATGCCGCGCTGCAAAGCATCTTCGCCTTTACGGTCCGGTATCGAGTGCCTTTCGTGTGGGCAGGGAACCGGGCAGGGGCAGAGTACGCAACATACAGCTTGCTTGAAAAATATTTGGCTGAGATCGAGAAAAGGTACCGGGTAGCCGTTGCCTCAGAAGCAGGGGCCGCCGATGACCCAAAGACCGATGAAAAATAAAATTATGCCAATCAGCCACATGGACGTTTCCTCCTTCTCTAATAGGATATCGGAAGGGCTTTAAAAATGTCAAGCCGTAAAAGAGTCCTCATCATAGACACTGGCAACTACTCATTTATGGCAGAGCGATTAGCCAGAGATTTTGACGTGACCTATTTTATCGGGAACGATGAGGAAGCATTTCTACTGCCGGATAGGGACGAAATAGCTACGGGGTTTCCAGGGGTTACTAGGCTGACCGGGGACGATGACTTTTGGGAATTAATAGATTCCAAGCCTCGGCAGATAGATGCAATAGTGTTCTTCGATGTGGGTCTTGGAGGCTTGGCAACGCATTTGCGAAACCTCAACCCACCGTACCCAGTGTATTCTTCTGGTGGCGCTCAAATTCTAGAGCTAGACAAAGCCCTGTTAAACAACAAGGTTCTCCCCAAACTTGGCCTTCCCGCCGAACCCTTTGAGAAACTAAAGGGGACGGAAGCACTCAAAAACTTCGTAAGGAACAAAAAAGACCTCTACATCAAACTCAGCTTTCATCGTGGAGTCTTCGAAACCCTTCACTATGTTGATTGGAGCGATTTCGAGGAAACCTTTGTCGATATAGAATCCAAATTAGGTAAAAGACGCCATTCTCAGGTTTTTCTTGTTCAAAAAACCATCCTCTGCGTTTTTGAAATCGGAGAAGATACAGCACAGATAAACGGCGATATTGTCCTGCCCTGTCTAATAGGGCTGGAGAATAAGGACGCAGCTTACCTCGGATGGGTAGTGAACAAGTTGCCGCCACTTTTTGAGCACATTAACGGGAAGATGAAACCTATGTTCAAAAAGTACGGGGGGTATGCCGGTTCCTATGCAACTGAGTTCCGTATTCAAGATGCTCTATACTCTACAGATTTCAAGGGTAAACCCTTCTATACAGACCTCACGGCGCGAGAACCTTCGCCTCCCGGTCCTGTTCGTTGCGAAGTGTGGTCAACTTTCTCACAGGATGTTTTTGAAATAGCTCAAGGGAAAATGCCAAAACCCAAACCGATAGGAAGGGTTGTGGCAGAACTCACACTTCTTTCCGACTGGTATGGAGAAGGAGATGGACATTGGGTCAAGGTAACTTACCCAGAATCAATCGCCAAATCAATCAAGTTAAAAAACGCCTGCCGGAAAAACGGAGAAAATTGGGTCATCCCAAACCATTGCGGAGAATTTCTTGGAAGTGCGATTGGAATAGGGGATAGTGTGGATGAAGCTGTAGGCAAATGTACCAAAAACGCAAAACAAGTACAGGCTAAGGGTTTGCATTTCGATGTTACTGCCTTTGATGACCTGCGGGACAAGTTTGCCAAAGCTCGCAAGTTCGGACTGGTAAGTATATGAAACCAATCCGAATCTATTTTATTCCTCAGAACCGTCAAAAGTATTCAACGGTAGGGAATTACGGCGAAGAACCTGACCATATTTGGTTTGAGATCACTCGCTTTGACAATCCGATCTATTCCGTAGCTGTTCTCCTGCACGAACTCTATGAATTCTTCCGCTGCAAACAGCAGGGGGTCAACCTGAAGGATATAGACTGGTTCGACATGGAAGGCCCCGGAAATGATGCTGACGATCCGGGTTGGCTGCCTGAAGCGCCGTATCATTCACAACATGCCGAAGCCGATGTTATCGAAAGGGCGTGCATAGCTCTGTCAGGTAATGATTGGACTGTTTATGCGAACACAATAGAGGAACTTTTCAAATGAGAAAGCAATATTCCGATTTTGTCACAGACCAAAACGGCACAGTGATTCCAGGCGCAACAGTGGCGGTCTATCTGGCCGGCGCAACGACTCTTGCCACGATCTATTCAGCATCAACCGGAGCGGCAATCACGGGCAGCACGATGATAACCGGCGCTGACGGCTCATATTCGTTTTGGGTGGACTCGGGGGATTACGGCGACAACCAGGCTTTCAAAATAGTCGCTACAATGCCGGGGTATAGTACATTCACAAGGGACAATCTTTGGTGGGGGCCTCCCTTCTTTGGAGCATAAAATCATGAAGATAAAAGTTATCCTTGCCCTTCTCGTATTGGTTTGCACCACAGTTCCTTTAGCGTCGGCAGTGGACAAAATCTATATTCAGCCCTCCCTTGGCGTCGTCACGCCGGAGTTGTACGGCGCTAAGGGTGACGGCGTAACCGACGATACGGCGGCGCTCCAGGCAGCGATAAATGCCGTGATTGCATCCGGTGGAGGCCATCTCTATATACCGAGGGCAACGTACAAACTCACCGGGAACGGACTCACGCTCACCGACGCAACTAATATGCTGATCGATGGCCCTGGGACTCTACAACTTATGGGGGCAACGTCAAATGCCATTATCCTTCAACCGGTTGGAGCTGTCAGCAATTTAAGAATCCGCGATCTCACGCTCATCGGCGATGCGAATACGGCATATAACCAGAATGGCATAGGCAACTTCTCAGGGCAGACTATCAGCAACGTGCGGTTTGAAAACCTCACGATTAGTAATCTCAACGTCGGCATCATAATGAATGCAGACCTTGGCGGATCGTATGATGACGGCGTTGTCGCTAACTGCAATATATCTAACATCGTTGGAGTAAATTCAGGCCAGGGCTACGGGATAAGTCAGGCCAGGGTGTCAAATTTTCGCATAATCAACAATCGCATCGATGGTTGCCAGAGACATTCGATCTATTCCGCCAAGGTTCCAACATCGACCGACAATAACGGTGTGATCTCCGGGAACACGATAACAAACCATCGAGCGACGGTTGCTAATCTATCGCCTCGCTGCGCCATCAATATAGCTAGGTGCAAGGGCGTGATCGTAGCGAACAACACGATGTATAATTGCTTTGATGGGAATATGATAATTGGCGGTGACAATACATCTCCCGGTTACACCTGTGAGCGGATAAAGGTCATCGGCAATCAATTTCTCTATCCAGGCAATAATGTGGGGGCAATGCTCATCGGCATCGAGACGTATCCAACCTCCGTCTATATGACCGATGACGTCGAAATAACCGGCAATTCATTTTACAGTGACTGGAACGTCTCTCAAGCGCCCGATGTGACGATCTGGAACGGCGCCAGGATCAAATATCACAATAACTACCACCATACCATGAACGTGACTACAGCCGGGGGAGATAAGTCGGCGGTCGTCATTGGAGACGCTGACTACATCAATGCCGACTCAACCCAAGATTTTGACAACGAGTTCTCGGACAACCGCATCCTGTTTGAAGGTAGCAACCTCGCTGCCTCCCGTGGGTTTGTCATTCCAACCTCCATAGCAACGGGGACCTCGTCTCAAACGCTCCTAAGAAATGAGATCAAGGGGCCTGGAACCCCCTACTATTTCGTGACGTCTCCACCCACCAATCCAAACATGAGCGTCGTCCCGATCGCGCAGGCGTATGTGACAGGAAGCGTCTCGGCCGGATGCACCAACGCCACGACGGCGGGGAAAGTCAAGATCGTCAACGCGATCAAGGTCACTTCCGGCGGGACGATGTTCTCCAGGGCGGCCATAGACAACTTTTGGGATCTGACGGGAGTCAGCACGGGAGCGGGAACCTATCTAAAGGTGCTTCTGTGCGTCGAGAACGGCATCACTGCCCGGATCGTGGTCGGGACTCCGGCGACGCAACAGATCTTGGCTCTTCTTCCTAAAATCCCGGAGGACAACTGGGCTCCGGTTGGGGCCGTTGAAATCCCTCAGAATTATTCCGGTGGATCGCTGTCCGGCTACATCTTCTACGATTTTGTCGGACCGTATAACCAGTAAGATTCTAAAATTGGAGATCACATGCCGACAAACAGAACGGTTATAAACTCCGAGGCCCTTGCCTCTTTCGGAGAGGGCATATCAGTGGGCGGAACAGGAGCAGGCTCGACCGCTTTAAGCGGCGGCAACGGGTCGCACACCGTCCCGTCTGGGTGCAGGGCGGTATGCACAGACACCTCGGCGCTTGAGCCGGTACAATGCTCGGTAAGCGGCACAACGCTCACCATCACAGGCACAGGAAGCGATGTTATAAACTGGCTTTGTTTCTAGACGATGCCGAATCTGTGAGTTTGGTGTTGCACTGGTAGTGCAGGTGGCTGTATAGTATTGCCTCGTCTACTGCCTTGCAAGTTCGAATCTTGCAACGCTCAATGTTCGGTTTGTGGCTCTGATCCGCATATATAGACATTCTTCCCCGACAAAAGCGCACCAAGCGACATCATCAACATTTCTTGCCGGACTTCGGGATGATCCCGAAATAATTTGCGCTGCTCTTCCGGCCATTTAAGAGCCGGATTACAGCAAGAGAAATCAGGGCAACACTCACCCCTCGTGGCATTATGCTCCGAGATCCCGTTTACCCACTTTTCTAGCTGCTCATCAGAAGTCATGCAATCCCCCTTTCTGGTGCCCATCCGGTGCCAATACCTTTCAAACCCTTATCCGAAGCGTCCGAAAAACGTCCGTTTTTTCCGGACGCAAGTACCCTTTTATGCCTCTTCTAGCCCGTGTTACTTCCGTGTACATTGAACAATTTCAAATACTTGCCCTAATCAGTCCTTAGTTTGAACGGTGAAACGATCACTCTCGGTTCGACGTAAACCGGTGACACCTTCCCGCTGCCATTGGGGTCTAGGAGCAATATCCAAGTCCCTTCGGCGCTTTGCGGGGAATACAGGCCGTTCGGATCGGGCTGAGGGAGGGCTATGATGTGAGTACTATCGAAACGGGATTCGTTTCTCATCTGAGGATTCGTATATTGAGTGGCGTATGGTATTCCGTATCCTACCGATTGCCCAAGGAATACCAGCTTTCCGTTTAATTCGTTGAAAACATAAGTGTATGTAACAAGCCCCTGCTGGTCGCGGAGTTCCAGAATCTCTTTAAGCATCTTGCGTTCTCGGAAGTTTTTGATGTTCGGCATTCCTGTTTGAGATAGGGCCTCACTCATCAAGACTTCCTGCTGCTGCATTTCCTTTTTTGTCGAAACGGACTTCTCCTCAACGCACGCAGATAGCAAAAACGGTACTACCACTAAAATCAGAATCCACCTTCTCATTGTACCCCCTCCTGTCTTTGTTTGAGTTCGGCAATAAACACTTTGAGATCATACGGTAATCTGTTTGGGTCGTACTCAGAGGCCCGGTGAATGATTATCGAGGCCATTGCCGCTTTCCCTTCAGGCGGGGCCTTGATATACTCCATCTGCATATTCTCAAGCTCCTGCACCATCCCCTGATTGTACGCCTTCGATTGCTCGAATATCTCCCGTCTCACGTTCTCGGTCCTGATGCCGAAAAACTTGTAGAGGAAAAACTCATTGCCTTGAAACACCCAAGTAAGGGCCAAAAGCAAAACCAAAATTCCTACGCCTGCACCGAAAATTCTCATCTATTTCCTCCTCATAGAATTAGGTAAACCGTGAACAATCCTCATTCCTCCTTCTTCACCGCTGGAGTAGCTAGCAGGCCGGGGTGCTCGATCGGCTCAAAACCAAGCCAATCGTATCTTGCCGCTATGTCAAGGCACTCGTCTGCATTCGGGCACGTAAAATAGCATTCCGGTCTACTAATCTCTCCAGTTGGGACAATCCGGCAATTAGCCACTGGAATCCCCGGTTTTGAGCCGTGGTAAAGCGGCTTATCCTTCAGCGCAAGATACATTTTATATGCACTTAATCCGCTCATTCCTTCGCCCTTCTCTTGCGGCGGGTCATTCCGCTTCCTCGAATTTCGCGCAGGCCCTCCATCGGACCCGGATATCCGTACCAGGACCGTTGGTAAGCGGCTTATGCCAGATATCGCATTTGTGGTAATCTTTGCTCATCCGCTTTTTGATATGATGGGCGCAGTCTCCGCACTGTTTATCTTCCGGCCCATAGCCGTGTACTTTCACCATCTCGTTAGGATCGTAGCGGTGAGGGTACTTTTCGCGCAGGCCGTTGAGATGCTGCTGTTGTAGCAGAGATTTCTGGCTCATTTCCCTTCCTCCGGCCACTCGCCTAGTTTTCTCAATTCCCGTTCCCAGAACGCCCTTACATCATCCGAGCAGTGCGCTAAGGCATCAACCCAAGTGGGCCAATGGTTATGTGCCGCATAAAAACTATACTGATAGTACAGAGATTGGGCGTTATGGGGTTGAGCGGGATCGTGATCCACAGCGCATTCCTGACAGACATTAGGAGCGCATGGAAGTAAGTACATGACTGTTTCTGCGGGTTTATTGTCTTTTTGGTTTGTTCTCAACTTTTACCCCCTTCCTCCGGCGGGGCGGGGACCCTACACTCCCTGCGCCTTCGCACACTCAATTAGTTCCTGGACCTTCTTGCCGATCGGGTCATAGGGATACATGCGAATGGGCCTCAGCAACCGGTTGGCGTAGTCGACCTCACGAGCTGTGCTTTCCCCCATATAAAAGTTGGGGCAAACAACAAAGACCTCGTCGGCAAGGTCAATCTTGCGAAGATGTAAATCGTCCATCTGTCTGGCAATACCTTCGGTTTCTGCCTGATGATGGTCTTCCGCCCCATACCACCAGGGCAAAAGATGCAGCGATAGAGCGATGGCGTGTTCATCTCGTTCAATCAACCAGGCGCACACGGCCATAATGTCCACAAATCGAGACGATCCACAGAGGACTACAATCTTCGGTTTTACATTTTCTTCGCGGGATAAAGGGCCGTCGCCTTCCCCCTGCATCGCCCCATAGGATGCGCCGCAAAGAGGGCAGCAAAAGAAACCCCGTTCGTTGCGTTTCAGAACAGCGTTGCCGGGCGTCTGGCAGCACGGCCACTGGCTACAGTAGGGCTCTCCCGCTCTTGTTCTTGGCGGCGGCGGACAGGCTTGATCTTCGCAGCTCATTTCTCGCCCTCCCACTTCTCGGGGCATTTAGACGCTGCGGCAGCCGCCTTTATCGCTCTGTTCTTATAAATATGGCACCGACACGCAAGCCCCGATGGAATGTGGGTAAGCGTCCATTTACCCGGCCCCATGATTATCCCGCCTTCTATCGACCTATAGACGGCGAAATCCCCGTAGACAAAAGCAGAAATCTCCTGCTTGCATTCTTGGAAATTCCCATCTCCATACCAAGTGGCGCTAATTACAATCGTGGTTGCTTTCACTTCTCCCCCTCTCTTTCCGGCTCTTCTTCGTATTCCTCCTGCCGGCATTCGTCGTAATATTCTTGCTCCTGCTGGCGCATCCACTCTTGCCTGCGTTGTTCGGCGGCCCTTATTTCACGTTCCTCTTCGAGCCGTTCCTCTTCGTGCCTTTCCCGTATCTCCCACTCCCGGTCCTGGTGGCCCTGGAAATACGCCTCGTCGCGCTCGTAGCCCCGATGTCGGTCATAATCGTAGTCGCGGCAACCGTAATCCTCGTCTCTACGGCCTTTCTCATAGGCTCGTTCAGATTCATAGCTGTGATAGTAATGCCTCACCACTCCCCCTCTCTTGGCGCACTGGCTACCCCCGGCGGCTAGTCTTCCGCCTCTTGGCATTCCGGGCATTCATAGCCGACAAGCCGACCATCCCTGCTATACAGGGGCTTCCAACCGTCTTTACCCAGCCGATTTGGATACGTGAAGTTGGCTTTCTTGCTGGGTCTGCCGTGAAACTCGCATTGGTGGCAGATTATCTGTCTGGCCTTCTGCCGCTCCTTGTGCTCGCGGTGCTCTCCCCAATAATCCCCAATATCTCCCATGGTTATCCCCTTAGCGGCTAGGCGGCTAATGCCAGAATTGCCAGAACGGGCGGCGACGAAGAACGGTTACGTTAATAGCGTCCGAGTGGTCGGAGAATTGCATCGCCGCAGTGTCCCGCAAGTGAGCCTGCAAGCATTCGCGCACATCTTTTGCCTTGCGCGTCCCGATAAGAATTGACACCCTGAAATCTACCCGCTGCCTGCGCCTGGACATTTATCGCCTCCCCGCTGCGATTGAGTCTTCCGCATAAATTCTCACGCCCGGTATCTTAGCGGCTTCCCTGAGTGCCCTTACCACGCCGCCAATCTTCACCATGTCCGGGGTCAGGTACTCGCGGGGGATTTTAGAAGCATCTTCGATTGTGAACTTCCAGGTCTTCCGCATGGAGATCCCGCCCCCTGTCTCCACAGTCTTCGGCACAAACGGCGGCGGCACAAAGGCCGGTTCATCATCGAGAATTGCGGCTGCTTCGTCTAAATCGCCATCCGCCTCTGCCTGGATTGCTTCTTGGAGACGGCGCTCTTCTTCGGCCTTCTCAGCGATTAGGCGAAGGCGGTCTTCCTCGGCTTTGCGCTTTTCTTCCTCAGCTTCAAGGAATGTGGCTATCCTGTTCTTGAGCACTTTTTCAGCGGCTGCCAACGGCTCCGCAAACTTTTTCTTCTGGTCGATGGCTGCTCTGTGAGCTTTGTGCGCTGCCTGAATGATAGGATCGAACGTCTCATCCAGTTTTTTTTGCATATCCTTGATTGAGAGAAGGGACGCGCAACCCTGTTCATAGTTTGGTTTGTCGGTGATGGTTAAAATTTCGGCCTGTTTGGAGACAACAAGGGCCTTTTCGCCTTCAATCTCAGGTACTGGCGTCTCGACCGGCCCGATATCGACTATTTGGGCGACTGCGTTCATAAAAGTCCTCTCTCTTTTCGATAATGGAACACTGACACTGCGCTAAGGAATACGCCGAGCAGCTTCCGGTCATAGCGATGGGTCTCTAACTTGTATGTCCCGTCTTCCTTCAAGCGCAGCATATAGCCCTGTCTGCCGGGGTCGTATGAATTTGCCCTCAGAAGCTCTGCATAGGCCTCAAGTTGTAAAACGTCCCCTGCGCCTGATTTCAAATCATAAAGCGGTCCCCAACGATCCGGTATGCCTCCATAGAGGTATGTGGGGTGATATAGCGGTTCTTCCGCATGTTCCCAACCATAAGGCATGTACTCATCCTTAAACTTTAAATACGCCTCTATGTAGCCTTCAATCTGAGGGTCAATAGAGTTTGGGTCTAGTATGCCCTGGTCGATCATGTGGCAACACTGGTGGATTATCTGGCCCCTCTTCAAATACCAGCCATCACAATTAAAGAATTGGACGAGACCTATTATCTTCAAAATCTGCGTGACGGATGGGATCACTTGGCCGTCAACAGTAAATGTGTGTGTCTTTTCTTTAAATTCAAACCGCATAAGCGTCTTTCCTGTTATGATGTTGCATGTGACAGGGAGGGCACAGCCAGATCACATCCAAGGGTTTGGAATAATCCTCATGGTGAGCATGAACATCAGGGAAAGCCCCGCAACGGGCGCATGGTTGAGGGTTTATATTCCCTCTCGCTATCTCACGCTGTATCTTTTTCCATGCATTATCTTTGAGCCTTGCGGATTCTGGGTTTGAATCGCGTTTTAGTTTCCGCCTTTGGGATTCCTTAGATGGATCACGCGGTCTAAGTCGTTTTGCCCTGTTGTAAAGGCGTTGCGCTTCTGCATTGGCACGATATCTTTGACGAATAGAGGCGTTCACTTTGTCTTTGTTCTTTGTGCGCCATGAACGCATATATGCCCTGCGGCAGTCTTTACAATATCCCTTTCGGTATTCCGTTATCTTACCGCTTTGATAGGATATTTCTATATCGAAGTCCGCAACGGGCTTGGTTTCTCCACACTTCTTACATGTCTTTGAATCTGGATGCTCGATCATGCCTCTTCCCCCACCGGGACGAGTTCAACGACTGTTGAATATTTACCATCGCTTGTGTAGGACAGAACCACTTCATGCCCCTTCTCGAATTGCGCCAGTTCTCCGATCTTAGAATCGAAGGTGCCGAACCAT